CCCCCGCCCTTTCCCAATCATGGGAAAGGGGGCGGCTCTGGAGGATATACCCCCGCCGCTTGCCGGGGAAATAGCACAGCCGGGGCAGACCGTCAAGGGCAGGCCGCCGTAAAACGGCGGTGCGATGCACCCTTGACAGCCCGCTCCCGGCTGTACGAAAAAACAGGCGGCGACGGGGGATATATACCACCAGAGCCATGATGCGGAGGGCAGGGCCCTCGGGACAAAATGTCTCGAAGTGGTTACTTGTCCTGCTCCATCTTTTTCGGGGCCTTCGCCAGTTCGGGCGGCTGCTTCTCTTTCCACTCGTCCAGCAAAGTCATGATCTGCTCCTTCATTTTGGCGGGAGTGGCCTCCTTGCCAAAATACTTTTCCAGTTCAGCGGTAGAAATAATCACGCCTCGATCCTCCTTTTTCTTTTCTGATAAGATGCCATCAATGACATCACCATTGAGTTTCCCGTCCTTGTCCAGCTCCCGGAGCTTTTTCGCCTGGGCCAGAGAGGGGGATGCCTGTTCTCCGTCAATGGAAACAGCGATCAGCCGCTGGTTTTTGGGGCGGATATAGGAAATCTCCACAGCGGGCATAAAGCCCATTTTTTTATCGTCCACCTTGTCCAGCAGTTCCGGCACAAGGGAGTTCAGCCGCAGATAACGCATGACCTTTTTATAGTTCATGTCGTGCGCCTCGCCCACGATCTCAACGGAGCGTTTTCCAATATCGCCCTCGGCCACATTTTTCAGCCGCCCGCCCTGGTGCTTGATGTCCTCCACTTCCAGTTCCAACAGGGCGGCCAGTTCGCTGGGGAGCGTCTGATCCCTCTGCTTGTTGCTGTCCTTCATGGCCTGTACCGCCTCGTGGTCAGTCATTTCCCGGACGATAAAGGGCATTTCCTCCAGCCCGGCCAGCTCACAACCATGATGGCGGCGATGGCCCGCCACGATCTCATAACCGTTGCCATCCTTTTCCGGGCGGGCAAGACCGGGAACCATTACGCCGTTTGCCTTGATGGACGCTACCGTTTCCTGCATTTTGGCATCGTCCCGCACCTTAAACGGGTGGGGGCGGAATGTGTGGAACGGATGCATTTCGGAAAGTTTCAGATAGACCAGCTTTCCTTCCTCCACAGGACGGGGCGGAGCGGCTGGCTCAGGCGGAGCCTGTTCCGGGGCCGGAGCCGCATTTTCGGGTGGGGCCTTTTCGGGTTCCGGGGCAGCTTTAACCTCCGCAGCCTTTTTCCCACTTCGGGACAATTTGTCTCGCTTAGTCGGCGTGGCCTCGCCGGGGGCCGCCTTATCCGCCTTGGGTGGGCGGCCCTTGCGGGGCTTCGCCGCCTCCTTGCCAGCAGGCTCCGCTTTTTCCTCTTTGGGAGGACGGCCCCGACGGGCCTTTTTCGGTTCGTCATCCCCAGCGGCGGGAGGTTCCTCCTGCGTTTTCTCCTCCGGCTCTTTTGCCGCCTCCTCTTTTTCTACCTCGGCCCGGGCTGTCTGCCGCTTTTCATTCATCAGCTCATTGATTTTGTCAAAGGACACCACCACATCACCGGGCTCGGGCTGGGCAGGCCCCTCCTGCTGGGGTGTGGGAGCGGTAGTCTGTTCGGGAGCCGGAGCCTGGGGCCCGTCAGCCGTAACAGGAGCGGGAGCCTCCGGGAGTTTCTCCTCACCGGGGCCTGTGTTCAATTTTTCATCTGCCATTCACTATCCTCCTTTTCGTGAAAGTTGCACAATTTTGCGGGTTAAATTTCTGTAATTATTTTTTCGCCTCCTTCCGGTCTATCCACGCAAAAAAGCCGCCCGATTTTAACGCCGGACGGCTTTTTGTGTAATGTGATAGATCAAATATTATTTTTTGTGGTTCGTAGGCTCCGAAAAGCCTTGTATTTACAGCGTTCCTAATAGGAAACAATCATATGATATTTGTCATCTATCTGAGCAACATATGACCAAATATCTGACGCTATTACTGTCCTTATGGCTTCTTCTTCAACATTCACTGTGCTATCCATAATGTAATCAATTCCTCTGGTATCTTCAGTGTCCCAGCTATCATAGTATAAAAGACCATGGGCTTTATCTTTTTCTACCATATACTTTTCTTTGCGTTCCATCTCATAATAAGCTATGTATATTTCATCAGTTACTTCTACCAATGCGCCTTTGATTTTTATAAAATATTTCTTTCCATCATTGTTCATAGTTATTCCTCCGATTCAAATTTGTTTTTTCATGGCAAATTCAAGTCAGAGGCTGGTGGTGATCGGCACCTTTTTACGCAACAAAAAAAGCAAATCTCGGACTGAGATTTGCTTTTCGGCATAGTTATTTTATATATACAATTGAAAATATCAAATATTTGATGCTGAATGGCTTTTTTCACACAATATATTTAAAAATCGTGTCTTTTTTATTGACTATAGTCCATATCCATATACCATTTCTGTTAATCTCCTGTTTCTTCATGAAATTCAAGAACTAAAAAAACGCTGTCTTAAATCCAGCATATCATAAAAATCTATATCCATATTTCTTATTACATAATAATCCCTCGGTTTTTTGATAAACAGCTTATTTTCTTCTTTCAATCTATGAATCCTTTTATTAAAAAAGCGGTACTCAGACCATTCTAAGTACCACTAATTATCAAAACTATATCAGTCAAGCTCCCACTTATACTGTGTATAGGGGCATCCGACATGCTTCAGATCCCTCTGTATCATTTCTGCAAGATGATGAAACATATCCTTGGTTGCTGCAATCGCCGCAGGCTCCAGTTTATACACGACACTGTCATATACAAAATCAATATAGGCATACCCAATATTAGCCTTATTCTGGAACTCATTTCTGATTTTATTGATTTCATCGCTCCATTTTCTCAGAAGCTCACGAACCGCATGCGGCATTTCACTGCCTTCGGAAATAATATTGTTCGGTCTGATCCATTCATCCCATTTCACCCAGATTTCCTGATTCCTGCCATCATTGCTTTTCAGCATATATAACTTGCAATTGTTTTCTTTTCCAAAATGTGTATCCATAGCACCCTCACCGATTCTGTATTCTTTCAGCATTACACCACTCAGAAAAAATAATCTTAACCAAGCGCATAACTCATCAGTTATCATTGTATCAGGTACAACGCCTGCTCGCAATCATATTTTCTTTAGCACTGTTTATTCACCGGATACTATTCTGCTATAGAATGTTTTCACAACATCATTCAATAAAAAAAGAGACACTTAGAATCCACTTCCAAGTGCCTCATCATTTACCCTACAGCTGATATACTCTCATACAGTCGGTAGCCTATCAATATCCTGTTTTCGGCAGTTTCCCTCTGCTTGCCACAGGTGCATAAATCTTCGTTGTATAGGAATCCTCCGCCTTTACTTTCTGCATTTCATACATGCCGCCTACCTCCACTCTATTCGTAAACTGATAGCCGTTCGGCAGATTCTGATATGTTTTACAATAGATAAAAGGACGTTCTACTTCGCAGAAGCCAACGTCCACCGTACCAAATTCGTATTTAATATCAGTGATATATTCCCCTGCCATCAGGTCCTTTGTGCAATCGATTTCATAGACCTTATTGGTAAACAGATTATCCCGCAATACCTTAAAGCTGCCTGTTTTATTCGTCTTATAATAGATGGTATAGTTCAGGTTCTGATTGAATGTACCGGTAAACAGCCTTGTAATATATGCCGCATCCGCAGGCAGGCTTTCATGCAGATAGAAGTTCTCCAAAGGTACCAGAGATTTATTCTGGATATGATAGAGATCATATCTGATTACACTTCCGCCCATTGTCTCCTGATAGCCGCTTTTTTCCACATGCGTCTGCAAAGCCGTGCTTTTATTTTCCCTTTTAATCTCTACGATTTCTCCATCTATCTTGATTTCAAAAGAGATCGTTTCATCACTCAAAAGGAAATACAGCGGACTGGTTGTTTCCTTCATGGTATACTTGCCATATCTCAGCCAATCGGATTCCGCAAAGCCTTTACTGTCTGTTCTTAGAACAGTAACCTTCTTCCCGTCAGAATCATAAACCGTAAATTTTGCATCCTTTAAGCCATCCCCTTTTAAATGACCGGTGATAGCATTATTATCCGCAGCAGTTTTATGGATCTGTACTTTTCCTTGAATCGGCTTATTTTCCAGCTCTACATAGGTTGTCTTCCCCCATTTTGTTTTTACTGTCTGTAGGCCTTTTGTCACGACATAACCTTCATTTTCCGTTTCTTCGATATAGTAGGTAGCATCACCAAGGAACATCTTATCCAGATGAATTTCCCCATTACTGTCGGTGATATATGTGCCGATGGATTCCTTATTCTTATCGAAGAACTCAAACTTCACGCCGGAAATGGGTTTTCCCGTTTCCGCATCCGTTTTTTCAATCCGGATAGAGGCCAGAGGATAGTTCTCCCATTCAATGAGTTGGTCATCGCCCCAATCCAACGCAACTTTTCTTACATTGGTATCCAGTGCATAGCCTTTCAGTGTATTGGTTTCTCTGATGAGATAGGTGCCTGCGGGGAGTTTATATTCCAGATTGATTTCACCCTGTCTATTGGTGTAATGCTTTCCATAGGTCTTGCCGTCCTCACGCACAATGGTAAATTCCACATTTTCCATCGGCTCTCCTGTGACACTATTAGTTTTGGAGATACGAAGTGTCGCATTCTTATCGTTTTCAAATTTCACCATAGAGGGTGCATTGCTCTTTACCTGTACGTTCTTGCTGACTGCGGTATCAAAGCAATAGCCTTCGGGTGCCGCTGTTTCCTTTACCACATACCAATCGGGTTTCAGACCCGGAATGGTTATTCTGCCGTCTGCGGCGGTGATATATTCACCAATATAGGTGCCGTCAATCTTTCTTACTTCAAACTTTGCACCCTCCAGCGGCTTCTGTGTTTTTCGGTCTACCTTCTGAATGATAAGGCTGTTATGCGGCTGATTGAAAAATTCCAGAGAGTAACCTCTGCCTTTTTCAATATAAATCGTCTTTGCAGTATTATCAAGAAGATACCCGTCCTTCGTCTTTACCTCCTGTACGATATAGCCGCCAACCAGCTTTGGAATATAAATACTGCCTGTTTCATCAGTGCGATATTCACCATTGGACTCACCGACTACCGCGCCTTTGATGTCTGTTATCTTAAAGATAACATCACTCAACGGTTCTTTTGTCACAGCATCCATCTTTTTAATCAGCAGACCGCCTAACGGCGCATTTGTAAATTCAACGGTAACAACCGCATTATCATCCTTCAGTGTTACCGTTTTCAGTGTATCATCTAAGATATGGTCGCTGTCAGTAGATACCTCTGCCACGGAATACACACCGGGTTTTAAGCCTGCAACAGTAATCGTACCATTTTTCGATGTTGTATAAGTCCCGATTACAGTACCTTCTGTTCCCGTAGCACCGCTTAAATATCTTACCTCAAAACGAATACCGGATAAAGCTGCTCCTGTTTCTGCATCTATCTTTTTAATGATAATGGCAGACTGTGGACTGTTTTCAAAGGTAATCTCTTTATCCTCGCCTGCTTTCAGGAATACCTCCATGGATTCTGTTTTTCTCTCATAGCCAGCAGGAGCCTGTTTTTCTATAATACGATACCATCCGCTATCTGCCTGCTGCAGTTGGAACTGTCCATTGCTGTCAGATGTATATTCACCGACCTTTACTACCTCACCGCTAAGAGAGCCATTTACCGCCTTCAGCACCTCAAACCTTGCATTCTTCAAGGGTTCTTTGGTAATGGAGTCTACTTTATGGACTGTTAATGTTGCTTTTTTCGTATTTTCAAATACGGCTGTAAAATCCTGTCCTGCAACAAGATTTACTACACGTTCCTCATTGCCGCTCTCGTAAGCATTCGGTGCTTTTACTTCACAGATTTTATATGCGCCGGGTGTCAGACCTTTCAGCAAAATTTTACCATCAGTATCCGTTGTAAAGGGACTGCCGGATACAAAACCTTTATCAGGCTCCTGTAATTTTTCTACAGTAAACATTGCACCGGATAATGCAGCGCCTGTCTGGCTGTCTCGTTTGATAATCGTAAGGTCAGGTGCTCTATGATTCTGAATTGTTGCAGTGCCGGGCTTTCCGCTTTCTGCATAAACCTCATACACCTGCTCTAAAGGAAGATAGCCCTTTGCAGGCGTAACTTCCGTCACCTCGTACCAGCCTTCTTCTACATCTGACAGCGTAATGCGACCGTTCTGATCCGTTACACCTATATATACCTGTCTGGTATTCTTATTTGTGATTTCAAAGTGTACCCCTGCAATGGGTTCTGATGTTTCTGCATCAATCTTCTTAATCTCTACAGATGGCTTTTTCTTATTTTTCATTACAACAACTGTTTCCTTGCCCCAGTCAACCTCACCAATCTGCGGTGTGGCATCCAGAATATAATCAAATCTGGCCGCAAGCTCCTTAACCTCATAGCTGCCCTCCGTCAGGTCTTCAATCGTTACTTCGCCATTCTTACCTGTTTCTACTGTCTGTTCAAAGCCCGTAGTATGATTGATGACCTGAAAATAAAAACCGGCTAACGTCTCCTGTGTCTGGGCATCAATCTTTCGGATTGTAAGGGAGCCATACGGCTGATTTTCAAAGGTTACTTTCGGATGTACCTCTGCGTTGTTTTCCACACGAACGCTCTGAGAATTTTTCCCTACTGCACCAGAATAATGCGGCGGCGCAGATACCTCTGTTATTTCATATACCCCCGCAGGAATCCCTGTCAGTTTCAGGACACCATCGGAAATCGTAATGCTTGCACCTTTGCCAAGAACAGGCTCTGTTGCGCCATTTATTGCCTTTACAGTAATGTTGATGTGCTCATTGCTTTCCGATACGCCGCGGATATGGAACACGGCATCTGCAACTTTTTTCTTAGTCTGATAGTCCAATTTTTCTACAACCAGACTGCCTTTATCAGCGGATGCAGGCGTATCGGGATTCTCTGGTGTATCAGGGATTGTGGGGGATGCGTTGTAGGTCATTTCTGCAGAATCCGTTCCCTGCGGACGGAAGTTATAAATATACCCCTGCCAGTTACCGGACAGACCTACGGGGTTCCCAAGATAGCTGGCGGCTGTATCTAAAGAACCACCAACGGTTGTACCATACAGTGTATATCGAATCCCTGTGGATTCTGCCAATGTCTTTGGTACTTTTACCGTTACATCCTGCCCCATATCAACTGCAAACGCTTTCGATGTGTCCCATGCGCCGCTTACATTTGTCTGTGGCATGATTTTTTTACTGCCTGCATAGACCTCAATGGTTCCATTTTCCACCATTGCCATAATATCGTCCCCAAGAATACGGAACTTCCATTTATCTCTGGTAATGCTACTGGTAAAATGATAGGTATTTACAACCCAGTCACCTTCTGCAGTCGCTTCCTCAGAATCACTGACAGGCGCAAGCTGTACAGTTACTGCCGGCGGTGTATACGGGTTTGCAATGCCTTCGTTATAAATCTTTTTTAATGCATTCAATACGCGTGTATTTTTTGCCGTATCCCCACTCTGGATAGACCATTTGTCCAGAGAACCGCCAACAATAGCTGTATGAATCGCACCATGCGTTGCATAATATGCCTCATCTACACTATTACAGCCTAACTGTGCAGGCGTTTTATAAGGATAGCCTGCTCTGGCAATCCCAAGGATTTTCTTCTCTGTAACGCCGATGCTTTCTAATGGATCTACCTGATATTTCCCATCGGCATGCTGTGCAGTTCCCTTCCATCCCGGATTCTTGCAATATGCTGGATACTCCAAAGCCGCAGGATCATCAGCAATCCATTTCGCAATATGGATGTTGTCTACAATTTTGCCGTCATAATGCAGAATATTGTTCAAAGGCCTGTCTGCTGTAATGGTTACATAACCGCCATTTGCCTGCAAATAATCATACGGTCCCGAGCCTGTAGCAGAACGTGCCTTTGGTATAGAATCCGTCCCATAGATTTCTGTGTAGTTATCTGCCAGTAAAGGGACAGCAGAATATCTGGATTCTACTGAAAATGTCTTTGTATCCGGCAGCACTGCATCTGCTGTTTTCTCATCGGATTTTTTACTGCCGGTATCCTCTTTTTCTGTTGTATCCTCCTTCTTTTTATCCTCTGTTATACTGCTGCTGATGGTTGTGCTATCGCTCTTGTTCGTGGTATCCCAAAACAGGTCATCATAGCTATTACTACCACTGTTCTGCCCGGGAATAACAAATCCATCTTCCCATGCCGCAAAAGCGGATAACGGTGCAGCGACAGTCATCATAACCGCTAAAAGCAGGGATACCCACCTTTTTGTGTGTTTCATAAAACCACTCCTTTGATTGAATTGTATATATAAAAAAGAACCCTGATTAAATCAGAGCTCCTTTGCGTTTATAGTATTTATTTTTTCGCTGATTGGATAAAACTTACTGTTTTATTCTATTTCAGATTTTTCTTTGGCGCACGTTGTTTTGTTTTCAGTCCCAAGTCCTGAAGCTTTCTTCCTAACACATCATCCTTTGCTACTAACAGTAAATCTTCATCCATATTATTTAGTGCATGTAGGACTGCAGCGTACATACCAATAGATACAGACGGAGTTCCTCTCTCGATTGCCCATAGTGTAGCGCGGCTTATCCCAGCTCTTTCCGCAACTAATTCCATCGATAGCTTACGTCTTAATCTGGCATACTTGATCTGTTCTCCCATTTGTTCTAATATTTTCTGCGTTTTCGGTAAAAGAACCGCACTTTTTTTGCCATAAAAACCACCTCTTAATGTTTAATATTATAAACAATAATGGTGTTATTGTCTATTTTATCAAATATTATTATTAAGTTGTGGGTCCTTATTTTACATACGCAAACATCTGATAGGTTGCTTTTTCCCCTACCGCGAAGCCTGCAACCTCATACATCGGATTCAAATAATTCTTTCGATGTGCCTCAGAATCTGTCAGACGGTTATGTGCCTTTGCAGCATAAGGCGCATACAGGACTGCATTTTCTCCCACATAATAATCCGTCAGACCAAAGGCTCTTGCCATCGCAGTGCATCTGCCGTAAAACCTTGAAACATGTCCATCCGCTATGGTTTTACCGTCATACTGTATCTGCTTGGTAAAGGTATCCAATCCATAGATGGATTTTTCAAGCATTTTCACCTCACAGAGAGCATTTAAATCGGCATCATATTTCAGTTCTCTTGCACCGGCTTTCCGGCGTGCATCATTCACCAAATTCAAAAGCTTTTCTTCCTCATCCCAATAATAGGAGTGATACTTGCCATACAGGTTATCACTCACGATATTTCGGTCAAACTGTGATTTTTCCATGACCTTGTACAGCATTGCTGCAAGCTCTGCTTTTGTCACAGTACCCTCAGGGCGAATCGTACCATCCGCATAACATGAAATTATATTTTCACCCGTCAGCCGCTTCATTGCATCCTTACACAAAGCAGATTGAAAGCGTATTTCATCCGCAAATTGCTGTTCTGACACCCTTTCTTTCTCCTGCATCGGCAGCATGGAAACCAGAAAAGACGCGATATATTGTCGTTGCACCTGATCCTGCAGGCAAAAGCCAGAATACCCAAGCATGGTATAATTTGCCTCTGAAGGATTTCCCCATACACCGGCTTCGCCGCAAATAAGTGCCGCCTGTGCGTTAGGATATGCTGTATCCCAAAGAGCAGCGTCACGGAACACCTTATGCGAAACAGTACCGCCGTTAAACTCTACAGGCTTTAAGCCTAATCTTGCAACTACCGAAGCAAAGTCAGCATAGGTAATCGGTTCATTCGGATGAAATGCCGCTGCGCTCCCATCCATACAGCCTGCCTGCAAAAAATAGGTCAAATATTTTTCCGCCCAATGCCCTTTTACATCCGCAGGAATCCCGATATACGCATATTTTTGCAATGCAGCGTACTTTGATGCAGACGGTCTTGGTACAATAATGTCACTTTTGGCATAGGGCGCTGCGATATGGTTCCCTGCTGACACATCTCCAAATGCGGCAGCAGGTGCCGCAAATGCAGAAATATGTATGCTGAAAATCATTGCCGCCAAAGTGCCTAAAAATACTTTCTTTTTCATGTATACTCCCCCTTTTCAAAAATGAATGATACTTTAATAAACGATTCTCATTCCGGAAAAGCAACAAAATTTCAGAATTTTTTCAAAAAAAGACTGAAAAAAATAAATTTACTGCTGCTGCACCGCCTGCACCAACAGTCGTTTGGTCGGCTCATTTTCGATACAGGTTACCATTGTCAGCTTATTTCTTTCATCGCTCGTTGTAATATCTGTCCAATCTGTTTCATTGATTGCCTTTATGACAGAAACTGTATAGGTTCTGGTGCCAAAGCGTGTTTCATAAATGACCTTATCCCCTTTTTTGATATTTTTCAGGTTTCTAAAATCATATTTATAATCCCTGTTATGGGCGCAGAAAGCAACATTCCCATCCCATAAGGCGGATTCTGCAAAATGCCCGATTGCTGTTTTAATTGTCGCCAGATCTGCTCCGTCCTTTACTGGGTATTTTTTAATCCCGATTCGCTCAATCGTCAGATACCCCAGAATATCATGTGGCAACTGAACCGCAGTTGCTCCTGTTGTTCCTGTGCTTTTCACTGCCTGTGATAAGCCTGTCAGCTGAAACTGATAGCTTTCCAGTACCTTATACAGCATTTTAATCATTTCACTTCTGGTTACCGGGGTATTCCCTACAATCCGGTTTCCGCTATAGGTATCAATCACACCTGCTGCATATAGATTTCTGACTGCACTGTTCACCCAGGAAGGGATGTTATCCCTATCCCCATAAGGCAGCTGTACTGTGTTCTGTTTTTCACTTTTCACCAATTTCGATACCATAAAAATAGCCTCAAAGCGTGTGATTGTTTTCTGCGGTCGAAAGGTATGATCCTCATAACCACTGACCAATCCGCTTTTGACCGCAGCATCCACCGAATTATAAAACCAATCAGTCTTTGCTATATCCCGAAAGTCCGTCTGCTTTCCATTAATGGCAGGCAGATTAAGCTTTCCGAATAATACAGTTGCCTCCGCTCTGGTAAGTGTCACATCCGGTCGAAAGGTGCCATCGGGATAGCCGTTGACCAATCCAAGGTCACTATAGCCAACTACATATTTTTCATCCAAATGCCCTGCAATATCCGAATAAGCCGCAGCTGATGCAATATTAGGCAGTAATACGGCACACAGAATCAAGCCAATAGAAATTTTCTTATACATCCGCATCCTTCGTTTCCTCCTGTTCTGATTCTTCTGTTTCTTCCTCCAAACTGTTTCGTTTATCGCGAAGGAACAGATAGATACCCGTTCCAATCGCCGCCAATGCAAGTCCAATACCGCCAATGATGAAGCCTAACGGCAGTTTCTCCTCCTGCTGTGGCATCGACTCTTCTCCGAGATAGGTAATGGTATATGCCGTCTGCTCGGAAATTTCCTTCTTTGCAGTACCCTTATAAAGTACAGATGCGCGATAACCGGATGGGATTTTCACAGAATAGGTGCCGGTATAATAGCCTACTGCGGCATAGGTATTCCCTACCGCAGTATCGCCACTGGCAAGGTTATTATCTCCAATCCATTTCACATCCATCAGAGTCAGATATACACCGCCCTCCCAGATGCTTTTTGGAATCTGGCTGAAATCCATGGAAGACAGATTATAATATGTTCTGCTGCCATGCTTCGTCTGGTTCTTTGTGGTGTAGCCGGAAACCGTATAGTTGATACTTCCCTTCTCCGCCTTCAACGTAGCCTGATAGCCTTCCTCATCGGTGTATTGCTTGGTTGCACCCAGCTTTTTCAATACAGCCGCATCATTCCGGGATGCTACTGTTGTTTCCTCTGTCTGCTTCACATCTTTCGTCAATACCTCTACCACCGGCTTACTGGAAATATCAATCTGATGATACACCAGTCCATTCAGTTCAAAGGTTGTATCCATGGTATCAAAAATTTCTTCCGTATTATTGATGACATACGTTTTCTTAATATAGGAATTTCCGTTTTTTTCATAGGCTTCCTCTAATGGCTTTGGTGCGGCAAATGCCATTGTGTTACAGCATAATACGCCTATCACAGCCATTGCTGCTATTCGATAACCTTTCACATCCTCAATCCTCCTTTTCAAATATCCGATACAGATAAAAAACAAGCCACTCGCAGAACAGAAAGAATAATATGCTGCTGATGCCACAGGCCATTACTACGGAACCGGTAAACCAGAGTACATCAAAATATTGTCCGCAGATATAAAAAAGCAGCAGCAAACCGATGAAAATAAAAAAATCAGCAAAAAGCATGACAGCTGCCTGCTGCAGCTTTGGTGCATACCGTCTTTTCTGCTGATCGGATTGATACTGCTCTGTTATGATTTCTTTTGTGATATCATATTCCGGTCTGATAGCCATTGCCTTTTTCAGCTTATCACACATCCCGGGGAATAAAACGTTCGCCTCCTGATCCATCAGTATCTCCTCTGCTGCTATTGCTGCTCCCCAAGCCTTCCATTTTTTCTGTTTCCTGCGAAATCTCTTTTTTGCCGTCATTTTTCCATTCTCCCTTCCAGTAAATCATCCAAGGTATGCTCCACTGTTTCACAGTATCGTGCATGGCAGCATGTAAGGATGGAGAATAAATTCCCTTCCATAACATAACGCTCAATCTCTCTGCCAAAGGGCAGGATTCCATCAAAGCCGCCAATGGTTACATCCATTTCCTCATGCAGGGAATATGGTTTACTAAGTCCTTCCAACAGCAGACAATGCGTTAGCCGTCGGATTTTGTCCTGATACTGTTTGAAATAAAGCAGTCCCTTTACATCCGCAGTTAACAAACACGCCGTAACCTCCGCTTTTGCTGTCATTACAATCTGAAAAGCATCCGTCCAGTCAGAGGTTCCATCCCAGATTACCACCTCAGCCATACCATCCACAACGGTATATAGCTGCTGTATCTGTGCTGTGGTTCCTTCCTGTCTTTCCCGTTCATGCAGTTGAAAGCCCATTGCACCGATATTCGGAAATTCACGCAGAATTTTGATTGCATCCGCGGTACGCTGCGATGTAATCTCTCCTGCATAAAGCGTTCCCAGTCCGTCTGCATCCGTATTTCCGCAAAAAAATGACAGCATCGAAATTCTGCTGTCTCCGCTAATCAGTAATGTCTGTTTTTTTCGTTTGCTCGCTGCACTTGCCAGTGCTGCGCTGAATACACTTTTCCCACTGCCCGGACTGCCAATAATCAGGATATGCTTTGCCATAGATTCGCCCCCTACTCAAAAAATGATTCCTGCTCCGCCAATAGCTTTTCTGCCAGTTCTTCATTGCTCCGCACAATAACCGATGCATAGAATACTGTTTTCTTCTGCCGTTTTACATACTGCTGCTGTTTTTCGTTCAATGCTACTGTTACTGCTACGGTATCTTCCGCTTTTTTCGGCGGCACAACAGACAAGATTCTGACAAATTGCAGCTCGGGGATGTCCTTCCATTTCTTATCAAACAGATTTATCTTTATCACATCGCCTGTTTCGGGGACTGGGTATTCACTGCCTTCAATCATCCTTAGTGTCATCAGCTGTGCGGTATTTTCCTCCGGCAGAATATCCTTCGGCAGATCACCTTCTAACGGAAGCTGCGACAGCTTGGATAAAAAGAGAATGTCCTCCGCAACCAGATCCACCGCCGCATATCTGCCAATCACATCCTCTTCTGTCAGTGCAATCCCTTCCGATAGATGCAATGCGCCGACCGTAATCGGTTCTATGTCCTTATCTGTCAGCTGTTCGCCCTTTTCCATGGTATGCAGCACACGGATTGCCTGCTGTTTCGGATAAAGCCGATGGGTAAATAACGGGACTGCAAGAAAAAGCAAAATGACTGCAAGGAGAAAGCAGCTTATGGCATCGTATAGTCTGCTTTTCATACGGTACACCTCAGATATTCTGACGGATGATTCTTGTAATAATCCCCACCGCAACGCCGTTTTCCTGATCCAGACGATTCACAACAAAGCTGATGTCATCATTTTTACCTGGCAATCTGTAATCGTTGCAGCTATGTGCAATGGCATTCACCCCATTAGACAGCCTTACAAAAATCACACCCTTATGAATATCCGTAATCCTGCCGGAATACCGTCCCTGTACCTTACATTCCTTCAGTTTTTCCAGTACTTCATTTTTCATAAGACGTTTCATATCGGCAGTGATTTTTACATTCATTGTCTCTGCATCCGATTCTACGGATGTAACTACCGCCATCACTCTGTCACCTACATGATACTTCTCCCTTGCATCGCCGACCCATTCCCATGCAATATCTCTGGCAGGAACTGCGCACTCTGCGCCAAATACCTCCAGACGCACTACCTTTTCCGCTACTGCGATAACACGCGCCTGCACAACTCTGCCTTCGGTAATCTGGGCGTTGCCGTTTTCATTCGGGAAATAGAACTTCCTGCGTTTTGCAAGCATTGCCAGTCTGCGGCTTGCCACAACACTGCGTGCAGTATCATCCAGTGCTATTAGGATAAAATCAATCTCGCAGCCAACCATGTTATTTAAAATACGAACCTGACGGCCCTTCATTTCTCCATAGCCGTTCTGTTCGGAAAGATTCAGCTCCATCTCACTGACAGGGATAATCATACGCTGTCCTTTATAATAAACCACTGCGATACTGCCACTGCTTGTCTCCTCTACACCGCTTAATACACCGGACAGTATCCGTTTACTGCGGTATGCGTTCTGCAGCTCATGCCAGAGGAGCTCCGCTTTATCCTCCTCTGTTTCGTATACTCCATTTGCATCGATTGTAAGTACCTGCTGCATTTCATGTAATGTTTTTTCTGCTTCATTTGCCATACTTATTTTCCTCCTTTATTTACTCATCAGTTCTTTCTTGGAAATCTGTACTGTTCTGCTCTTTGGTTTTTCCTCTTTTTTCTCCTGTATTGTATCTTCCACAGACTGCACAATAGAATCGTCTTCTTTTTCCTTTCTCCAGTCCGGGATATAGGCAGCCGCCTTACACTTTTTCAGCTTTCGGCTTTCCGGATGCCTGGTATAATCGAATTTTTTCACTTTAAATACATTCTGTCCGCGTAGTATAATCAATGCCTCATCCAGCGGCATCCGCAGCACCTCATCCGCTGTCATCAGTTTTCTGCGGCCAACAGAGTTGGTCTCTCTGTATTCCGGTGTATAATCCGTCATCCGCATGGCATGCAGCTGCTTTGATTGGCTATTTACATCAATCGTTACCTCGCCGGTACGATTGGAGATAAAACGTGCAGTTACTTCATCCGTACAGCCCAGCGCTATCTGCGTATCACAATTCCCCAGAATCTCCAGGTATTCATCATTGGGATAACGGTTCTTCAGCTGTGCTATGTTCTGGAAAATAACAGAAATCCCGATATTTCTGCTGCGTACCGTTGAAATTTTCTTTTTAAAGTCATTGATAACGCCAAGGTTCGGGAATTCATCCAAAACGAAATTCACACCAATCGGCAGCTTTCCGTCTACCCCCTCTGCATCGGCATAACGCACCAGCTTAATAAACAGGAACGAAAAAAACAGCGAAGAAAGGAAGTCAAAGGTACTATCCTGATCGCTGCTGATACAGAAGAACGCGCATTTTTCCCGTCCCGGTCTGCTGAGGTCAAATTCATCCTGTGCCGTAATATCGCAGATAGACGCATTCTGGAACACCTGTAGCCTTGCACCCAGACCGATAATTACACCACCTCTCACCTTATCTCCTGCCTGCTGAAAAATATGGTAGGGTGCTTTTGCCGGATGCCCGCTTGGCAGCATCTCAAAACGCTGATTTAATTCATTCTCTGTCAAATCGGATAGCATCCGATATACTGCGCCCATGTTCCGCTCAGCAGGTGTCTTTTCATAGTCAACATATAAAATCAGTGCCTTTAGCAGATTCAGCTCCGAGGAATCCCAGAAATGATCCGTTTTTCCACCGCCTGTATTTTTGATAATCACATCCGCACAGATCTGTGCCATCATCTGATCGTGTGAAACCTCATTGATGCAGTTCCAACGGTCGCTATGCTCCGGCTGTACCAGATTAAAAACCCGAACGATATAGCCCTGCTCCTTCAGATACACCGACATATCCTCATACAGCTCGGATTTCGGATCGGTCAGAATCAGACTTTCCCCTCTTTTTACACTTTGGAAAATCATATTTCTGACAAAAGCTCTGGATTTCATACTGCCCGATGCACCAAAAACAGCGATATTACGATTCATCCTACTTGCAACAGGGATACTGACAACCGCACCGTCTACGGTTCCCAATATCGTTCCCTCTGTTTTCTGGATACCGGTAACATCCAACAGCTCCTTCATCCTTCGTTTATCCATAAATCGTGCTGTACCATAACTACCTTTTTCGGAGTAATGGAATTTCCGCTCCGTATCATAATCACCTTTTTCGCCCTTTCCGATAAACACTGCAAAAAGAACGATAACAGAAATCGCTAATCCAAGGAAAAACAGCACCTTTAGCCCCATCAGGGAAAATGCTGCGCTGAGACATACAGATACTCCCTTTTGGGGCAAGGACGGTGCAGTTCCGTCTCCCGGGATATGCCCTGCCTTCTGCCAGATGCTATAATTCTCTATCAACTGTGTCAGGTAGCCACCTGCATAAAAAACAGGAAATATCGCCATACAGACGTATCCGAACATCTTCATACTGCGCTTATTTATCTGCGAGGAAGTTTTTTCTGACGGTTTCCAGATTAACCGTCGAAATCTTTGTTTGTTCTCCACAATACTTCTCTATCGCCTCCTTCTGAAAATCAAAACAGATTACCTCTCCCTGCACACCGAGATATGAAAGCTGTGTCTGAAACTGTATCAATCGTTTCAAATCACAATCAACACAAATCAAGGTCGGTTGTCCATTCTGGTTATAGCCATCCTGTATGATAAACGGCTGCTCTTCCTTCTGCTGTAAGTCCTCCGCCAAAACAGCCAACAGGCTTTGATGAGCTTCTGCATCATATATGAGCTTCAACAGAAGAATCCCATTCTCATCCAATGGTATAAAACAGAATCGTTGAAATGGTGCATTTAAGATAGTCACCCGCATTTTTGCATCCTCTAAGCATTGTACTGCCTGCTGCATTCCTCTGCCAAATAACAGTGCATTTGTACCGTTAAAGCAAAGCTGCTTTGAGCGCAGTATCGACTGTATCAGAATATCGGCTCTGTTTTCCACCGTTTCAAACCACTTGGATACTGCCGCCTGCATGTTATAGCAAAGCCATACTTCTGCCTGCGAAAGCAAAACACCTGTCATTTTGGAGCTGATGATTTTCCTTGTGAAATCTGCTTGCGCCTTTACCTCCTTTGGATGAAAAAAAGCATCCTGCGAAAGCTCGCCTGACTGCATCAGGATATTTTCAAAGATTGGTTGTTTTTTACTGCGATCCATCAGAATCTCTGCACGTTCCATAATCGCCAGTATTTCCGAAATGCAGTGCTGCCGTTGTCTTTGTGTTAAGCCTGCCCTGCGCATGGAAAAATCTGCACCGTCTGCCAGATAAAAAGAAAACCGTTCCCACTCTAACTGTAGTAGGGTTTCTTTCCCCTTTCGCATCAGACGATAACCCTTTACGCCATCCTTCTGATACTTGGATAACAGCCTTTCCTCCAACAACCGCCGCAGCACCTTTTGCCGATAGCTTTCCTGCGGCAGCAAAAGCGTCAATGCCTCCTCTGCACATTCACCGGATAATGCGACCAATGCCAATACCCGATAAGCCTGCGAATCCTTTGTAAGAATTGTCCTCACCTCCTTTCCGATACCATTCTCAACATAAGCTCCTAAACTATGCCAAAAACCTACCTACTCCTTTCTTTGAAAATATGGAACTTCATGAGAAAATCTCTATTTTTCGACATATCCGAAAAACCTATGTCAATTACCGTTTATTTTCTGACACGAAACCAGACCTATATCCGAGCTTATTATTACTCTGGTGCCGTTTCTGTTTCCACGCCTTGTGCTGTAGTGCAGTTCACAAAATGCGCCGCCATCGTCCAGAAGAAAAAAGCTGTTAATAATATCCAATACTTCCTTCGTCTCGATATTATCGTAATCTCTGATGCAATGGATGGGCGTATCTTCTGTATACTCATAAATAAACCAGATCAGAGCATACTCCAAACGGCAGATTGGATGCACCGCAGTAAATTCCTTTAAGGCGTAGGTTAGCGGCTCCAGGAGAAATACGGTATGGTTCCGATGATTTCGTTTTGGCATCAAATGCGGCAGAATCACTTCGTAGCCATAGGACTGCTCCTTAACTGTAATCCCCTGTGCCTCTGCGGCACAGCTTTGCACCTGCTCCCTGCCGTTCATCTGAAAAATGCTTACGATATTTCTTGTACTGCACGCAATACTTTCCGCCTGCCTAGCCATATCCAGACCAAGCTTTTCAAAATTTTCCGGGTATCTGACTGCATCTGTTGTTTCATAGGCACAAAGCGTATTCTGAAACCGCAGTGCATCCTCACGCAGGTGATTCAGTTTCTGTCGAAACAGCAGACGATTCATAATACCTCACCTCTCCCTCTCTGCTTACAGTACAGAAAATGCAATTTATCCCTTGCAGCTTACCAATCTGCTCCGTATCCTCCAGCACAATCAGCACCTTTCCCTGTACTTTCTCCTGTAATCGCTCTATCACATGGCATAAAAACATTTCATCACCCTTTTTACAGGAATAGATTTCATACGCCTCACCATCTGCGTATACCGCAATCAATAACGGATACCTCCCGACGGCGTGAAATTCAATATTCTCCTTTAAATCAAGTACAACCCAGAAGCACTGTGCCAGACCTTCGTCATATGCTTTCTGTTCAGATGCTTTTATGTAACCGTTCTCTTTGTCAGATACAAGCCTGCCCTTCTTCACCAGTTTCCGTATTATTTTTTCCATCTGCGTATCTTCTATAGAAAAATATCTTTGCAGCTGCTCCACCCGTAATGCTCCATATTCACCAATCAGCTCCACGATTTTCCCTTCAATCGCTCCACCGCTCTGTAAGCAAATCATGCAATGCCTCCTTTCTACTCCTGTTTCCTTCGTATCATCTCGCGCAGCTGTTCGCGGTCTGTTGTAATCATTTCCGTTTCCAATCCGGATGCTTTAAATTCTACCGTCACTGTATTGTTATTGGTCAGAATCAGACCGTTCCCACGTGCAAAATGCGTGATATTCATAATCTCTGTATCACTTAAATTCAAAATATGCTGTACCCTTTGCGCCTCCTCATCCTCTAAATTCAGCACAATCTTTGTCTTACTGTTATTGATAATGCCTTTTCCGTACTTCCCATCATCCAAAGAAAGGAAGTCATTGATGTCCTGTGTGGCACAGATTGCAGCACCGCCATAGCCTCGGATAATTTTGAAAATCTCCAGAACAAACTCCGCAGCCAAGCGGTTGCTGGATGCTCCAATCAACTGCCAGACCTCATCAATAAAAATTGCTTTCTCCTGTGTTCTGTCTTCCTTCGCCTTATCCCAGACATAGTCCAGAGCAAGAAACATCCCAACCGTCAATAAATCTCCGGTTAGCTCTGAGATATCGAGAACGATATATTTATTATCTAACCGTACATTGGTCTGCTGATTAAATGTACTTGCAGAACCATGCACCAGTCGATTCAGGATATTCGCCATGCGTCTGGTCTCTGTGTTTTTCTTCAGAAAGTCATATAAATCACCTAAAACAGGCATTGCTTTATAGCTTCCCGTTTCGTCATACAGCGATTCATTCTGATGGGTAATGCCTTTTCCTGCATAGGTCTGGATCAACGCTTCATCCAATAGCTGTCGTTCCTCATGTGTCATATCTGGAATCAGCAGGGAAAAGAAAATATGCAGCCGCTGGATTTTTGCCGATAGCTCGGAACGCTCCGCTCTTTCGCCGTCTATCACATCCTCCGCAGTTTTATCATTCTTTCGGATTTCCATGATATTGATGCAGTTTTTCGATGCCGGAGAAATCTGTATAAACTCTCCACCGATGTTATGGCAGGCTCTGCGAAATTCATGCCCCTTCAATGGTGCCAGAATAAAGGTCTGAATATTCTTTTCTCGAAGTCTCAGTGCCATCAGCTGCATGGTGAAGGTTTTACCTGCACCGGATGTGCCAAGTAGAACCATGTTTGCGTTCTTATATATTCTGGAATTAAAAATATCCACAATAATCAAGGAGTTATTGTACTTATTTACCCCCAGCAAAATGCCGTTATCGTCACTCATTTCAAAACTGACATACGGATAACAGCTTGCTGCCCCTGTTGTTAAGGCATTGCGTTTTGATAATTCGTACAGACTCTTATGCAGCTGATTCAATGGCAGTACGGACTGAAATGCCAAATCCTGTCTGAAATAGCATGGTTTCAGAATAAGATCCTGCGACAGCATCAGCTTTTTCATTTCATTGGTACGCCATTCCAGTTCCTCCCGACTATCTGCGGTAATTGTAATCAAAGTATTGATATAGTAGAAATCCTGATTATTTGCCAGACCGTCCTTCAGATAATAGCCTGCTCGTACCGCACTGTCGATGTCATCAAAATCCGTATTGGTATCTGATGTTTCCTTCATTTTTGAACGATTGATACGGATTTGTCTGCCTAATTGAAACTGTATCTTTTCCTTCGGCTCCTTGCTGAGGAAGAGATCTACATCTATCCCTTCCCCTGCATTCACCAACAGCGACAGCCAGCCTGCGGTTACCTGTGTTTTATACCCTGTAGACGGAATCATGAAATAGGAATAGTACAGACCGTCAATCCTGCAATATGCCGCTTTACCGAAATCCATTTGCTCCGGCAAAAGAAAAGCAGAAATTGGAATGGCGTTGGCATCCCCTTCTGCGATATACTTTTCGACCTCCGCCGCAGCGCGCGCAGAGAATGGTGTTTCTGTACTTGTTTTGCGATTCAGCAGCATATATAAAACCTCCGCCATAAAGCTGTCCGCATTTTCATGCTCCACTACGTTATTGCCACACTGCATAAGATAGGTTCTTGCAGTGCGCTCCGCAATCTCCAGCTGATTCACAGCATCCTTTTCCTCATTCTTCTTACTGCTGCCGGGAATCGGTTCATACGTAAAGACAATAAAAAAACGCCGTGTCACGGCTTCTTTCAGCCCGATCCGACGAATCAGGTTATAATAATCCATCAATAACACCTTACACCGCTCATCCTGTTCCCACCGGATTGCCTCCTGTATCTTATCCAGATGATTTGATATATCAGCCTTCTTGGAAACAACCTTAATCTGCATCCGTACAGGACTGATTTTTAAATAGGACATGTAAGAATAGATGATATTACGCTGTTCTCTCGCAGAACGTAGCAGGAAGTTGATGGGTTCTACCTCTATAATTTTGATATAACGCTTATCTCTGAGATAGCAGATACCGTTTTCTATCTTTTCTACAGGAAACGGCTCATTCGCTTTTCCTTTTGCTGTTTTTCTGCTTTTCTTCAGCTTTTCCTCCTCTCCGTATTCCTCCGGCCATTCTCCCTCGGATTGCCAGAGAGACCACCTACTTTTCTCCTGCTCCGGCATGGCATCCAAACGATACTGCATTTTCCTGTTCCGCAGGAAACGGAAGAAGTTCATAAGAAAAGCTGTCAGGCTTTCCCCACCAACGCCGATTAACGCAAAAATGCAGATCGGTAGCGCTGTCAGACACAGAAGTATCGTTTTTGTGGTAAAAGAAAAGACTGTTATTTTCAGTATCGGGATTGTAATCCCGGCTACCAAAATAACAGCCTCTAATGTATTTCTTAGCTTTAGCATCCCACCAAACAACGAGCCTTCATTGAGGAAGTTTGGCGGGATAAAAAAGATGTCCCGTTCCTCTTTATTTTTGGCTATGATTCTCACACTCCTTATCAAAAATACTTTTTCATCTGCAACAACACAACATCTACAATCCGCTCCTTCAGGAATGGTCGGAACATTGGCTGATACCAGTCCAGATATTTCTCTGCAATCTCCGAAACCTCTGCCGCACTGCATACAATTTTAAGCTGTGCGCCATATAAATCTCTTGCTGCGGAAAGAATTGTGCCAAACCTGCACTGAAACGGTTTCGCCCGTAAATGCTTCATCAATCCCCTTGTTTCTACGTCAAACGGGTATTTTACATTATCCAGCATCAGCCCTTCCCCGTTATCAAATAACGGGCAATAGTGATATTTGCCGTTTTCTTCAAGAATTGCAATGTTATTTAAATGCCTGTCCTCATTTGCAATCAGTGCATCTACCTCAAACAGCAGAGTCAGGTATGCTCCAAAATGCTCCAAACCACTGATGTCCTCTATTGTATCCACGATTTTTTTCAATCTGCCCGGAATCGTTTTTTCTGCCGCGAGGATTTTCTGATAGTCAGAGCCAAGGGCACGTTTTAAAATATGATACGCTGTCTGGATGCTCTGTCCTTCCCTCAAAAAGTTAAAGCTGACGCTTGCCCTTCTGGTATTTCTGTGAACCTCTACAGAGTCAATGTGATACGCTACAATTCTATATCCCAATTCTGTTTCAATATTGCTGTATCTCTGCAAAAGCTCACTTGTGACTGTCTCTGCTAATGCCTCGAAGCCGATGCGATCCAGCTTATACCAGCAGTCTGTCGCCGCATCATACCATTTTTCCTGATTGCCCTTCGAGGAAGTGGCAGCAACAACATCTCCTGTATAAAGTTTTATAGCCTTGTTATTTTCAGCCATTGTGCATCCTCCGCCATTCTTCCCTGTGTTTTCTCTACAATCTGGATCGGGTCATATTCCGTCAAGCCCATTTCTTTCAGAAGAATATTGATATTTTCCCTGCTTTTCGGAACGCATCTTTCCTCCAGAAATTCAATGAAATCATCCCATGTTGGTCGTTCCTGTCGCCCGAAAGCAGTTTTTAAAATCTGATCCGTATGATTTTTTACCCGCAGTATTTTCTCCGTAAAATCACAGAGAATGGTACTGCAAAGGTTTTTTTGATCAAAATATTCATAGCGCACAACCTCATGTCCCGCTTTGAGTGCCTGCGATTGAAATAAAAGAATATCCTCTGCCGCCTTTGGACGAATGATAATGCTTGTACCGTCGAACACAACCTCTGCCTTCGCATCCGCATGATCTAAATCCAATTTTTTCACCCAGCTGGACGGTAATGTTATTCGGTATGTTTTTGCTCCTGCCGCCGCAGTACCGCCAGATGCATTCGCACTGATTTTTAGTTCTCTTGTTTCCATAAGAATCACCTCATATAAATTATAGCATATTCGTCACGAATATGCTATAATTTATATGTTTATTGCATTTAGCAGAGATTGACATTTTTGTTTGCTTTTTATACAGACTGACTCCCCAGATATCTTTTTAAGAGGAATACACAAAAATATGGAAATGTATAAACATCATCGCTATACCCGATATTTCCGCTTATAAACTTAATGCCACAATGAATATCAGGATACTTTTCACTACGAATCAGTGTTCTCAGCGACTTTGCAGTACCGTTTTTTGCTTTTACCTCAATCGGAATTAAGCTATCCGCAGTTCTCACAAAGAAATCCTGTTCCAAAGTGGAATCCTCTCTTCTGTAGTAATATAACCGATATCCTGCTTTAACAAGCGCTTCACCAACAACATTTTCATAAAGAGCGCCTTTATATACACCCAGATTTTTATTTGCCCTTAAATCCTCCTGTGCTTCTTCGTCAAGCATCGCAACCAATAAACCGCTGTCGGCAAAATATATCTTATACTTTGTTTCGTCATAATTTCCTTTCAATGGTAATTCCGGGAAATTCAGGCAATAACAGACATTAACCATTCCGGCATCATCCAGCCATTCTATACAACCACGATAATCGCGGAAACGTGCGCCTGATGCAACCTTGGAGATCTGGAATTTTTTATTATCCTTCGCCAATTGAACCGGAATATGATTATATACATTTAATATTCTGGTCTGATCCATACCCTCCGCATATTTTCGGATATCTTCTTTATAGTCTGCAAGCAACTGCTGCTGCACTTCAATAGAACCTTCAAAATTTCCTTTTTCGATATATTCTCGCACAACAGCCGGCATTCCTCCGAGAATACAATAATCAAGAAACATTTCCATGCAAACAGTCATTTCCAATTCACTGAAGGGGGTAAGCGTTTTCATATGCTCCAACATATCCTCAACAAAGGAATTATCATATCCCTTTGCCCATAAAAATTCTTCAAAATCCATGGAAAACATTTCGTAGTCAGTCTTATAGCCAACACTGTTGCTCTCAATCTTTCTATAATTGATTCCCAACATGGAGCCACTGCAAATAACATCGAATCTACCGTCTATCTTAAAAAACTTCAATGCTGTGGCAATCTCCGGAAATTCCTGTAATTCATCAAAAAATATCAGAGTTTCTCCTTCTATAAATTTCTTAGACGGATCTATTCTGGATATATTCTTAATAATATCAGCTGCTTTATAGCTATCCCCTGTAATCATCTTATACTTAGGCTCTTCTACAAAGTTAATATAAATCACACTGGAATAAGATTGATTCCCAAATCGATTTATCGATTCTGTTTTTCCGACCTGACGGGGGCCTTTTACAATCAGAGGTTTTCTATCCGGATTTTCTTTCCATGACACTAAAAAATCATCAATTTTTCTTTTTAGATAAATCATATCAGTATCCTCCTTTGATATTATTATAGACCGAAAAAAAACTTTCATCAATCTTTTCCACAAAATAATATCGACTTTTTCTTTTGTTTTCACATTTTCTTAGCGAGTTTATTTGATATTTGCACAAAATAAGATAGTTTTTCTGATGTTCGCATATGATTTACTCTGTTATCCTCCGATATACTCCCTCGGGTTCACCTCTTTTCCATTTACCAGCACCCCCAGGTGCAGGTGTGCTCCTGTCACACGCCCCGTTGCACCGACCTCAGCAATGGGCTGTCCTGTTGAAATGCTTTGTCCTTTCGTTACAAGGATTTTGCTGCAATGCGCATACAGCACCGTAACCCCGTTCCCGCAGTCCACTCTCACATGATGACCATACCCCGTTTTAGAATAGACTACCGAAGTAACCACACCACCGGATACCGCATGGATTTTGGTTCCTGTGGGATATGCAATATCCAGTCCTTCATGGAAGGCTTTCTTTCCGTTCAATGGATCTGTTCTCCAGCCAAAATCAGAGGAAACTCTACTATTCCAATCCTTTCCTACAAATGGAGAGCCCCATTTCCCGTTACTCGAAAAGACAAGATATCTATATACCGCACTGACATATTTCGGGTTGCCATATCTGCTCCAGCCCAGCTTCCTTTGCATGATTTTGGAGAACTCCTGTGCATTGGCTTCTGTATATCCGCCATATTTCTGTATTGCCCATGAAATATAGCCGTTGCCATAATTATATCCCTGTAGGGCCAGACTCAGTTTCTCCGTCTGATTGGGTGCAGTACAGCCTGCCCCCTTCAGGCAGTCTGCCAGATAATGCACCCCCACCTCTATGGAATACTCTGTTTTTTTGATACCATTCGGTTTTTTCGGGTATTTCTGATTATAGGGACATTCGCTTGCCTGCATTACATCAGTGCCGCGTCCGCCGCTTTCTGCCATCATTACTGCATTGATTACATCAGTAAAATTTGAAATACCATATTTTTCAGCACACTTTTTTACGAGAGTTCCGTATTTTAAAACATCCTCACTGACCTGTGCCGATACGCTGCCAAACTGGCTGCCATATAAAAACAATTCTAAATTAGCGGCATATAGCTCCGCTAATTTTTTCTGTTGCTCTGTCAGTTTAAAAACGTAGTCTGCGAAATAAGCATCCCCGATATAATAAATACGATATGTATGACCGGAGGTTTTTTGATAAGAAAACAGAGCATCCCTATGAGCTTTTATCAATCCTCTGATTTCCTTTGTATTGATTTTATCTGTCCCTTTTGCCGCAGAATACTGGCATAAAATCAAGGTTGCATTGACAGAACTGTAATGAAATTCATCAATAATTGTGATTTCCTCATCATCTTCTGCTATGCTTTCTATTTCCCGCAGCAAAGCATCGTGAGCTTCATCTATCGCAGACCACACAGCTGTCTGATATCGCTGTATATTCTGTAAGAGAACAGCGTTATCGTTCCATACATCTGTCATCTGAAAACCGCCGAATACAAAAGACGGCAGCAAACATAAAAACAGCACCGGAAGTAAAAATAAAAAGCCGAGACTTAGACCGATTTTCGCAATGCTATGCCTTTGCTGCCACGCCATATCCATAGCAGCAATCGGGCCTGACATACCATAGCGGAGTATTGCCGCTGCTTTTATCGCCCTTTGCATATCATTGTTCATTTTAGATTCTATCCTTTCTCTTCGGCGCATCCGGAAGCTTATTTTCTATATGCTCTTTATACTGAATTTCGCCGTTTTCTTTCATAAACGGCTCCTTTACGACTGTCGGCTGTGCATACTGATGATACCATTTGGAACCATCTACTGCTGTGACCGTTTTATAATCCCCTTGTGTCGGCGGCATATATTTATCTGTGGAATACATAGCAAATTTGAGACTACCGCCCAACTCTTTCGATGTTTCTGTTCCCATAATACGACCACCGCCAATCTCTATATGTGAATACTGTGCAGAGGAATCCACCGATGGCGTAAAACACTCCGCCTGTTCCACTCCTCTGTTTGCTAAAGGGATTGTCTGATGATCCGACAAAAAGGGGGAATGCGAATCATCAGACAGTTTTGTTCCTACAGAAAGGGGCTCCATACCAATGTTCTGCTGATACTCAGCCAATACCTGTTCCATGGATGTCTGCATCCCTTCGTAAGAACTATCGGAATATGTATTCTGATTTTCAAAAATATGTTCCATTGCAGGCGAAGGGGCTTCTTCCATGCCCGCTGTCGCACTTTCCTTTCGGCTATTTATCTGATCAATACCCATGTATGACTGAAATGCCCTTACAGCATCATCTCCTTTTATGGAGCCGATTCGGGATATATCGCCGTTTGCCACTTGGCTAATCACATTGGCAGAAAAACCGCCGCCATTTCGGATGGAGGAGTTATATACCGAACGGGCAATATTCGAGGCTATACTATCACTTTTGCCTGTAATATTACGGATAGCATTTTGATTAAACTGCCTGCCGACTGCACCTGCCAAACCGCCTTGCAAAATAGTTTCACTGCCGGAAGCCATATAACTCCCACTATCTGCTGCTCCGCTGCCACCGCCGCTGATTGTTTTCCCGGCTGCACTGATACCCTTCATAGCAATCACAGCCTCACCCAGCATCGCACTGCCTGTCCTGCCGACATTGATGCCCAGCATCTGCATGAAGTTATCAATCTTTTGCGAGATTTTCAAGAAACCGACGGCGCATAAAAACCAAATCAAAAAATTCCCATTCTCCAACTGCAACGGATTAGCGATGAAATTCGCAAACATTGAGGTAAAAATTCGCAGACACCAAACATTCATCAGTATCATAAAAATCTGCCCGCCCAACATCCTGCACCAGCTACGGAAAATATTGATGGTGTTCATAGAACCGCCCATGGAAAACGCCATCGGTGCTGTATAAACCAGAACACCCAACAGTACATATCGTTCCGCTGCTTCAAATAACAGCTTTAAATAATTCCATGCCAGCATCACAAGCAATATCAGCGCAATCAGAGCAATCGAACCATTCAGAGATACTCCCAGAATGGTCAGCAATACAGAGTTGAAGTCTGCAAAATTGATCGGCGGAAGCTCCTCTGTCATTAACCAACCAAAAGGTGTTCCGCCTATCTGTAAAATAATATCCAATATATCCTTTGCAAAAAGAGCCAAAAACAGAAACAGCATGGTTCTTGCTGTTAGCCGAACAGGGCTTTCTGCCTCTCCGCTTTGCATGATACCAAAGTTACGGAATAACTGAAAAATCAGGTTCAACAACAAAAGGCCCACCGCCAGTGCTACGATAATACTGTAAAAGGTCTTCGCCGCCGGAAAGTATCTGAGGAAGGTTTCCATGTCACAGCCCAATGCCCCCAGAACAGAGGTATTGATCATATCCAGAATGTTCATGACTTGCTCTGCAATCCATTCCACAATGCCGTCAAGTATGCCCAAGTTATCCCTCCTTTTTTTGCATAACTGGACACCAGTTTTGATACAATGAGTATCGAAGCGGGTGTCCAGTTTCTTTTTGCAAAAATCCCTATTTGCAAGGGCTTTCATATACCTTTTAACGAAAGCAGGCTCTACGGTAACTGCGGAATGGTCGCCGTAGAGCCTTTTTGCATTTTTGCCTGTGTACTTTTTAATTATAGGTCTTGAGGGTGTGCATTGGGTTCAGAGGAATAATTAAAAGGTGCAACGCTCTGTTTACGGAGATACAACCCTTCCGTTCCGAAGTGTGGCGTGGGTAAAGAAATCAAGGGAGACTGTAATGTCCCATCCATAAATATCCTTAAAGAACGAGAACTGGTCTGCCATACCAAATACCGTGTTTATATCGCGCAGACCACCACAGCAATTAAAAGAATAGTTAACGCTGATATGATCGAAGTGGCGCTCAATTTTGGTGTCCAGTTCGTACAGTTCAGAAACCTCTATGGCCGCCTGAATAAAATTCTCACTGGCTTTGATGCGCTCCGGCATAAGGACATAAGTGGTGTTTTCCTGTATTTTCTGCATTATCTCCTCAAAAGAAGGAGTCGGCTCTTCTGGCTCGTCCGCCATCTCCAGTTCTATCTGTTTCATTTCCTCCATCGGATCGATGCGAGGATATTTCTTTTCATAGATGATTTCTACACTCATACGCTCACCCCTCGATGCGGACAACAGGTACACCGACCTTCACCGCATAATCTATTGTGTTTTTAGTTCCGCTCTTTTCTCCATTGAATACTGCAATGACTCTGGCTGCGTGGTTAACCATCCATTCGTTTCTGATCTGAAAGCAGGCTCGGCTGTAGCCCTCACAGACATATTTCACGAAGTCTGCGGATGCCAGTATCTCTTTGTACTGTCCTTGCCATTCTTGGCTCCAACCACGCTCAAAGCCATCATAGGGGCAGGCACACATAAGTTTGACACCATAGCCCTCATCACGAAGCATCAGCACAATTTGTGCTGCCCAGATATCTACGCCCCTTGCCATGCCCGTAATAAAGACATTCAGTCCGTCAGCAACTGTCTGACGGATTTCTTTTTCCAGATCCTTTTTGATGGCTCTGTCCGAGCGTGTCAGCTTCTCCGGGCGGTGTCCCGTGAAGCATACTCGGTGCATTCGTTTTTCGGCTTCGGTCATATAAGTCCCCTCCGTGATTCCTGCCTTACTAACATTACATCATACCACATACCTATTCTCGTTTCAACTCGCATGTATTTTATCTCTCACCTTGGAAGTAAAATAGATATGAGAAAGGTGGTGATGCTATGGATACGCACGCTCGTCTCCAGCAGTTATTGCGGGAACGCGGATGGACGGAGTACAAACTTTCAAAAGAGTGCGGTTTGGCACAGTCCACTATCGGAAACATCTTCAGAAGAAATACAGTTCCTTCCGTTGCGACCCTTGAGACGATATGCAGAGGATTCGGCATCACTATGTCGCAGTTCTTCGCTGACACCGATATGGTCGAACTGACCCCGGATATGAAGGCACTGTTTGACTGTTGGGTCTGCCTTACGCCGAGCCAGAAATCCGCAGCCATCCAAATGCTCAAAGCCATGAGCCATGACAACGAATAATAGGAAGCCTTCGGGCTTCTTATTTTTTTGCCCAGAATACATACGGACTGAATTGCAATTATCGCTCAAATATGATGCTTTTGCACTATAATTAAAGGGCGCCGGCTCCGTGCTGCCGTAGCCTGTGGATTTCTTGCCACAGTTACAATTCTGCAGCGGGAGGAGGTGAACCCGTATGAAAATAACCAAGAAACAACCACTTCGACCGCGTGGGCGTAGTGATGAGAAAAGGCAGTCTACCAAAGATGCGATTCGTGAGGCGTATGCCAACGGTCCTCAGAAGGAGGTGCAGATTATACCGGCAAAAAAGGATCTGGTCACAGATGCGGAAAAGAAAAAACTCCGCGTCTGTGCCTATTGCCGTGTTAGTACCGAAGAGGACAACCAGGCAAGCAGTTATGAGTTGCAGGTGCAGAACTACACGAAAATGATTCAAGAGAATCCAGAGTGGGAATTTGCAGGCATCTTTGCGGACGAAGGCATTTCCGGCACTTCGGTTCTGCATCGTGAGCATTTTCTTGAAATGATAGAGAAATGCAAGGCCGGTGAAATCGATCTGATTATCACCAAGCAGGTCAGCCGTTTTGCCCGTAATGTCCTGGACAGTCTGAACTACATCTTTATGCTCCGCAAACTCGACCCTCCTGTGGGCGTGTACTTTGAAACGGAAAAGCTGAATACTCTGGATCGGAGCAGCGATATGGTCATCACCGTATTGAGCCTTGTAGCCCAGAGCGAATCCGAGCAGAAGTCCAACAGCCTGAAATGGTCATTCAAACGCCGCCGAGCCCAGGGATTGGGCATTTACCCCAACTGGTCTCTCCTCGGCTACAAAGGCCATGATTGGGAGATTGATGAGGACGAAGCCGATGTGGTACGAACCATCTACAGTCTTTATCTGGAGGGCTATTCCTCCACCCAGATTGCAGACTTGCTGACAAAGAGCGGCATTCTGACTGTAAAGGGTCTATCGACATGGAGTTCCGGCAGCGTCCTCGGCATTCTCCGCAACGAGAAATATTGCGGTGATGCCCTGTGTCAAAAAACAGTAACGGTAGATTTCTTTACACACAAGAGCGTCAAAAACAACGGACTGGAAACACAGTATTTCATTGAGGGTCATCACGAACCCATCATTGAAAAGAGCGACTGGCTGTTGGTACAGCAAATCCGCAAAGAACGGCGATATACCAGAAGGCAAACCAGGAAGTGCAAACCACGGATTGTGGTCAAAGGGCCACTGGCGGGCTTCATCATTGCCGACCCCAAATGGGAACCAGAAGATGTGGACAGCATTATGGAAAAGCTGTCCCTACCGACCGAAATCGTCACTTCACCTATGTTGGAGGACGAAAACTTTATGATTGAAAAGGAGTAACCTACTATGTCTATTTTGGAAAAATTCACTGTCATCGACCTCATTAAGACCCGTTCCGCTTCCGTTGCCACCATCACCGGCAATGTCCTGAAGTTCAACAATCAGACCGCTGCAGAGCTGCACTTCGCTCCGTACATCCAGGTGCTGATCAACCCGAAGGACAAGCAGTTCGCCATCCGTGGCTGCAAGGAGGATGCACCGAATGCCGTGCCTTTCTCCAAGCCGGAGGGTGAGCAGAAATACCAGATTAAGATTAGTGCCGCCGCTGTGGTGGACATGATCCGCAAGATGGCAAACTGGTCTGCCGAGGATAATTGGAATATCCCCGGCATTTATTTTGCCGAGGATGATGCTCTTGTCTATGATGTCAGTGCCGCCTACAGACCGTCTCCGAAAGGCGGATGGACGGTCAAGCGCCAGAAGGAGGAAGCAGCCGCCGCTGTCCTTGCCGGAAATCCTGTAGCGGATGATACAGAGGAGGTTGATGACTAAATAAACGATGCCGGGCTGACACCTGAAAATGTCAGTCCGGCATTTGTTGTTATACATATATCCACCTATCGCCATCCCAATATGGCTGTTCTTGATGGCGTGATTCGTGGAGTTCATCAAACAGATTGAAGGCAACCGTCCTTGCGGTATCGAAATCGGTAATTTTTCTACCGTGGTACTCCCATTGCTGTTGTCCTTTATAAATGATACCCCATCCCAGTCCAAATTTACTCTTCATAATGGTGATATAGTCGCCTTTATAACGCAGCGTGTAGTTGCCAGTTTCAGGCTTGCGATACCACTCTTGTTTCATGAAGTTTTTTCTGCGGTTAACACGGTTTTTTAGATTGCGTTCTCGATCCTGTGGGGTCACATAATCACAGAGCATTTTCGAGGCACAATCACAGCCGACCCTTATTTCTCCGTCATAATCAGGGTGCTTTAATAAGTGGACATATCGGATTTTTTCCTTGCCACACATCTCGCATTGTTCATACGGGATTGGATCACCTGGATAAACATCCTCACCCAAATCCTCCATACCGACATATTGCCAACCTTTGTGTGGAATATCAGCTTTGTCCCAACGCATCAGTCTGTCACCTCCGGCGGGTCAAAATCTTCATCCGTGCATTTGCGGATGATATGCTTTGTGCGGTCAAGCGGCAGAGGCACGTCCTCCTCTGCGAAATACTCCACCTTCACAACCTCTGCTACGGAGTGGTGGTTATCCTTGCCGACGGGTACGATTACATAATCGCCAACGGAAATGTTGTCCTCATCGGCAATGTAGTAATAACTTTTGTAGCCCTCGTCAAATTCCACGCTACAGTAGATGTAATCGGTTCTGCGGCGCTTGACCTTCTCATAGACCGCAGGATCGAGTATTTCGCCCATTCCGTAAAAACGCATAAACTGCCATACAGCGTCGGCAAAATCGCTCCAGAACTCTGGCAGAGCCTTCTTATCGTATGTTCCCTGGATAACACGCTGCGGACCCTTTTTGAAGTCCACCGTGATGGTGTAATCCTTTGTTTCAAGCGGATTGTTAATCACATCATCAGGGTTGCCTTCGATCTCACCAAACAGGTCATCCGCATCAATGTCATCGAGCAGACCCTCAATGCCGCCCTGAACATAGTATTTTCTGGACACAACGCAACCGCTGCCGATGTTCTGAATATGCTCCAAGGTCTCGCTTTTGCGGTCAAGCACCAATCTCTCGACGTAGTCCCAAGTCACATATTCAACGGTTTCAGAGATTGGCTGCCTCGGCTTGATTTTGGTGATACGGTGATAATCGATGGTGATGCGGTCAACTCTGTCCGGCTTGTTATTGCCGTCAAATACATAGAGGTCGTCCATTTCAAGTGCCTCACGCACCATATCCGACAGGTCAACGCCATCTACCTCAAAGTCCGCAATCAGTGAACCGCGGTACTTATGAACCTCACCATCGGTGTTGGTGATTTCCATCTCCCATTCACCAATGTCGGTAGCGAAAACCTCGATGTATTCGGTGCTGAAATATTGTGCGATGCTGTTCAGCACCCTGGCAGCGGTATCCTTTTCAATTTTATAAATTTTGCTTCTGGATTTTTCGTGTCCGTCAAAGCCGGAGCCAAAGTTGTATGCTGAAAACCATACGCGCCCATCAGTGTTGATGGTGATATGCTGTTCGACTTCGTCATCGGGTTCTGGGGCCGGGCCATAGCAGATGTTATTGGAAACGATGCGTACTTTTTGCGGAGTGCCTTTGAATCGCTTTAATTGAAAATCGGCCAGTTCACCCAGACGGGACAATGCTATCGTAAACCACGCACGGTTCTGCGGCTCTAAAATTTCCTCGCCGGAATATGCCCAGTGATTGAAATATCGCCATTGGGAGTAAATAGCCGAGCCGAGCAGCGGAATATCGGTGATCTGCCCGATAACGCGCTCCAGGGCCTCAAAGTCATTTGTGGCTTTACCGTACTTCTCAGAAAAGGCGTGACCGCAGTCCATTTCAAAGCCAAGTGCAGCGCAGTCATCAGCCATAAAGTGATCGACCAATTCTAAATAATTGATTTTGGGGTCCTTAAATTTCCTGTACCATTTAACAGCAAATTCGCGGACTTTCTTCATTTCCGCCACTACACAGCACCTCCTATCAGTTCATAAATGCATCGTATTCTTCGATATGGTCAATCCATTCTAATTCCTTTTCCTTTTTTGCCTTGCTGTCAAGAACAATAGCCTTTGGGTTATGTTTCAGAATTTCCGCTTTCATCTTGCGCTGTTCTGCCTTTGTGGTGGGGACGAGTTTCGTGCCACCCCACCATGTTTTTGCTACCTTTTGTGTAACATCATATATAGGCTCAGGTGCCTTCTTTTTTCTTCCAAACATAACAATCTCCCGCTATCAGCTAATACCATGCCACTATGCCTTTTTCAGGAACATCACCATTTTCCAGTACTTTTCTAATTCTATGGATGACGTGATCTGCGTAATAATACCATTCATCTCCCTCGGTTGCTGTTGGCAGTTCATCCTCTGTGAGAGGCGGTTCTCCATTTTCTCTACGCATTTCATTAATTGCATCACGCATCGAATTCAACTCATTTGCAGAGGTTCTGCATAAAAAATCTTCTTCAGCCACTCTGTCAATGGACACATCCCCATTGTTTAAATGAATGCTGATGATGCCAAAAGGAGAATCTATGTGATTTTCTGGATAATATCTGTACACAGCTTTGGTGCTGTCCTTACTATCAATAACAAATGAAACCACGCCGATTCCCTCCGTCAATCCATACTGCCACTGCCTTTATTACCGCCGAATTCGCAGCCGTGTACATGGTCACGCCCATAATACCAACGTCCATAGCGGTATCCGTAATGAGGAGGGCAGTGAGCGCAATCACCATTACAACGACCATTATGCCTATGTTTATTAGAACCACTGACCATGTCAATACCCGCAATTACGCCAAACAGTGTGGCAAAGAAACCGGAACGCTTCGGTGGCGGGGAGTAATCGTCTACATATATGTCGACTTCCTCCAACGGCCCATTCTCTTCGATTTCCTCTGGCTCTTCCTCTTCGTATTCTTCTTCACGCAAATCCTCTGGCAGTAGAAGGTGCCTTTGTTTGCAGATTTCAGCGATAACCTCATCATCAATCTCACCGTACAGATATTCCATATCCTCGGCAGTCAACCGTTCTGCGGAATTGCGTACTGCGGCTGTAGCTAATTTCTTATCATTGATACACGCGAACTCGACCAGATCAGCGCCTGAAAAAGTCAGTTTTGCTTCGACCGCCTTGCGAAGCAGACGATTTGCCGCCGGCACATTTACCTGCAGTTCAATGATGATCTCACCGACCTCATCGGCGGGGCCCAGAGAGGTCAGGGAAGACAAATTGCGCACTTGAGTGCTTTCTGCCCAATCATAGAACCTTTCATAGTACTCATCCCATGTGTATTGTCTCATCCCAATGACCTCCCTTCTGGAGTTATTCCGTGCCAGTCATCACCGGCAGATTTTTCGCCACCAACATATCGTTGCATTCGTGGATCGAACTCATATAGAGGTGGTTAAGGAAAAAATTATACATCAGATGTGCTTCGCTCTGTGCCAGTCGCAGGGTAAAGCCAGATCTGCTGATAAGCGCATTGCTTAACTCTGGTGGCAGGTTCATGCCAATACACACGGCAACCACGCAGTCAACATTCTTGGGGTATGCCGGATTGTTACGCAGGCGTTGAACCAACTTTGAGGAAATGAGGGCCTTTTCTGCCAAGGTCTCCTCGGAGATTTCGACCCACTCCATAAGGTAGACGAGAGCGGCACCGAATTGAGCGGGCAGTTCCTGGAGGACTCTCTGAATCTCCATTTCTCGTGCGAGGATAGCGTCTGCTTTTCCCATGACGTCGGCGCTGACCTCTTTTGCAAAAGTGGTCTGGAATACAATTCCGGAATCCACATCTCTAAAGAGGACGCACTCTTTGTAAAATTCTTCGCCGTATTTATTGGTTGCCTTTACCTTCAGTTTGAAGACCAGGCAGCACTCATCAATGTGCAAGCGGCCGTAATCGGTCATCTGCACGATGTTGTTTTCATCTTTGGTGACATACTTCGGGTCGTTCAAACACATATGCGAATCCACATATATGTAGGAACCCTTTTGAGATTGAGCAGAAAGGCGCATATCGCTGAAGGCGATGATTTGGGCATCGTCCGCGCTGATACAGTATGTCTGGTCTTTCTGCAAACTGCCTTTTTTGAAGGCGTGAGGCTTTACATAGTGTCCGTCAATGTAAGTAAATGCACCGATTGCTTCCTCGTAGCCCGCGTCCACCATACGCATTTTGGCAGCGTGGCGTGAGACAACGAAAAAAGTTGCAAGGGCATCAATGACAGCTTCCATTACATCCACGATGTGAGCCGCATTCAATTCTCGTTGGAATTTACGGACAAATTCAGCAGCTTTCGTCTTAAAAGAACCAATCGGCATCTGGATGCGAGGGGCCAGGGAGTTTGCTTGCCACTCCATCCAGTCGGCTGCGGTGCGGTCGGAAGATCCCTTCGATCCACCAATGACCAGGCATTTTATCTGTGTTGCATCGCGGTTATAAAGCCGCTCCAGTTCAAAGGCTTTCCTGTGCTGATCCCAATGGACGCACTCATGCACGATGGTGTTATTGACGGAACCCAGATTTCTCAAGTGAAATGCCTTGGGGTCAACAACGATGGTCTTTGCCGGAAAGTGAGCCGGTTCCATTTCTCCCGTATCTGAATTGAACACCTCGGTATCGCAGTCCTGGAAGAAAATCTGCCCGAATACAGAAAAATCCTCTGTCAGTTCCTGGGTAACGACCGAAAGACCGAGCCTGTCGGCAAGAACCGTAGGGTCAACAGGCATAGGGGTTCGCAGGGCTTCTGGATAGTGTTTCCTCAAAAATTCAGTAGCGATCTTATCGAGGTCGATCTTATAGCTGATGGGAACGAGAGAATCCGACAAAGGTTTGTTTTGCTTGTTTCTTTGATTGTACTGATCGACCCGATGAATACAGAGGTCATCCATGTTTCTGGATAGATCGGCTGTGCAGGAGAGGATGAACCACGGGAAACAGGTATCCTCATCTACGTCACGATGGCGGTGATGTTCCTTAACATAGACCTCCGCCTCAACGAGAACGTCAAATGCGATACCCATTCCGTCCCGGTCATCGATTCCTACGGATTTAATTTCAAAATCGGAGAGTTCTGCGTAATCGGCGCTGCTGACCGTGCGGGAACTCAGTTCGATATTATGGCGGTTTTGTATGACATACGATTTTATGGCATTGAAGAACTGGTCATAAAATCTGCTGCCGATATATTCCTTAAACGAACGGTCAGCCACAGAAATTCCCCTTTCTATAGTTTTGTAAGTGGTTTCATATGCAACCGCTCTAACATCCGATTGCAGTCATATACCGTTTCCTTATAGGCAAACCCCAAAATAAAATAATACACTTTGTCCTCGCGGCTATTTGTCAGTTCAAACCCTGCCAAGTGGACGAGATACATACTGTTGTACAAATCCAAACTCAACGCTACGCAAACGGCAACCACGGATTTTAGCGATGTCCGTAGGTTAGGGTTGCGCATACGCTGTATGGTCTTGGGCGCCAGACCCGTCAGTTCAGACAGTTCCTCTTCGGTGACATCGCTCTCTTTCATAAATCGAGTGAGGGCTTCCGAGAAGTTTTCACCTGGACCGTGACCGCCACCTACAATCGCAAGGATATTTTCAAGGCTAACGTCATTGACGGAATTTATTTTCTTCGCGTCTTCTAACTCGCTTTTTATTGAAGTCCGTTTAGAAGGTCGCCATGCACGATTAGCGCGGCGGTGTACACCGGGCTTGCAAGCGCGCATTCCCCAGTGCATACCTGTCCCATGAGAATACTCGATCTCGCGACGATAATGCAGACAGTAATACTCGTCCTCATCCTTGATGGTAGAGCGTAGTGCCATGTGTCCGTCTATAAAATCGATATACTTGGACGCATTTAGGACGATTTTGTCATCAACAAGCGCATATCGCCCAGAATCTACTGCCTGCCGGAACGCTTGATCCTCCACATATAGCTCAAGAACATCTGCATATCTGAATGAGGATGCATAGCGAATACGCACAACCCTTTTCATACTTCCGCCATCATCTCTGCTTTTGGTTTTCGTTTTCGCCATGCAATCATCCCCTTACATTATAGATTCAGCACCCGTATATCCATCTTTGTGTTTTCGATGTAGTGACGGTACATCATTTCCGCAGGCAGCAGACGCACCTGAATATCCTGCAGTCCCAGATTGTGTAACATAGCAAGGGATGCAGTGCCTTTTTCGATTATTTCCGTAGAAGCGGTTGGCATAAGGAAACAGTTTTTTACTGTGCTGATCTGGTGAGCCTCCACAAAAGGCTGATAGGCCAACTGGTACAAATACTGCTTGGTGATGGACTCGATACCGGGCTGACCACGCAGCTTTTTGTTATGCTCCAATTGGATGTTATAGTATTTGGCATCAAAAATGATAAACTGATAGTCCCCATCGACATTAACGATGGAAATGAGGTCTGGGATGAGCGTATCCTCGGCCTGCTTTACAAACGCTTCACCGTTCGGTGCCGTCCCAGACCACTGCGGTTTATCAATCAAATCAATGAGTTTCTTATGCCGCATATCGCGGTATTGTTCGGTCAATGGTACAGGCAGTCGCAGTCCACCGATTGGCTTCTGTAACTGGTTGTCCATTACTTCTGCACAGACTTTTTCCCATACCAGGTTGAAGCTGTTTGTGCCGAACATACTGAAGCAGTCCAGATCGTCCAGTGCGCTGCTGTTTGCTATGTAGGCATACAGCGTTTTCAGCAGAAGCTGTTTGCGGGTATTGAACTGGACATTGAGTTCTTTGACAATACGCTCCAGAACATACTCCTTGTCACCAAAGTCCTCGATATGCTCATCGGAAATATCGACACCCATAATATCGAACAGATCCAACAGGTCAGCATCTCTCAATTCCTCCGTGCAACGGGTAAGGATACACTCGTGCAAGCGCTTGAAGAAATCAAAATCGTCATTCACACGCTTCATGGTCAGCAATTCCGGGTAATACGGCCGGTTGTTGCTTAAGAGAGTGAAAGTTTCGTTGATGGTCTTATCCCAAAGGATGTCACCGGACCCATTGGATTCGATGATATCCTGTGTGTTGGTATAGGCACCATACTCGAAATAATCCTGGAGAAGAAACAGCATAACGGCCAGCATATTGAATGCGCTGCTGTCACTTGTATCGTTGTACATACGAATGATCTGTTCCTTGGAATTGTACTTTTCCAGAACCTTCAGCACCTGTTTCAGTTCTGCTTTGGGGGCCGTGGCATCGAGCAGATATTTCGGATAGCATTTCAGCACACGACCCTCAATTGTAATAACACCCACAAAAGTGAACACATACAGATATTCGTTTTCGCCGACCTCAACATCAGCGATTTCGATGTCCTCATCCAACAGATCGGTGAGGTCCTTCTGTGTGTCATTTGCTTTTACGGCCTTCAGAACGCCATATTCTTTCAGACGCTTCAGAATGCGGACAGTCTTTTCCTCGGAGCAACGAAACTCTTTAACCAGGTCTTCCTGGGTATAGCGTTTTTGTTCTCGTAAAAATACTGAAATCATTCTCCATCATCCTCTGGGACATTATCAATAAACTGGCTGCTGATTCCTTCGCAGAAAATGTAAACACCCTTGGTATCAAACTCTCTGCAAATCTTGGAATACTGGTTCTTTGCCTTTTCATCGCAGCCGCCAAACAGCGTAATGCGCTTCTGTTTTGCAGCATCATCGAACAGGTACATAATGACCTTGTTCTTAAAGATACGAGTGAAGACGGCGGGGTCGATCATTTCGCCCTCCGGCAGATTCTTCTTGGAAATGAAATACGGGCCCATCAGTTTATCCTCGTTCACCTTATAAGTGAGCAGTTCATTATTGATGGCCTTGCGGAGCGCATTCCATTCCACAACGCGGCGATAATCACCTTGACCGAGGATGACCTTTTTGCCAACGATTCCGGCTTCGCTATCATCGATGCCCAAATAGGTGAAATCCCATCTGCGCTTAAAAGCAGTATCCATCGGGAATACGCCCTGGTCAGCACTGTTCATGGTAGCCCAGATGAACATATTGTCTGGGATGCGGATTTCAGCGTAATCGTCGGGATTGCCGCCGAGTTCTCCTGCCAAGTACTTTTTGATGTCCTCGGATGCCTGGATCGGATATTCACTAACCTCGTCATCGCCTCGGTCGAGTAACTGGAATACATCACCGAACACAGCAGCGACATTGGCACGATTGATTTCCTCGATTACAAGCAGGAAAGGCTTGGGTGCATCAGTTCTGCTGTTCTGGAGGGCTTTCACATAGGTACGCATGAACGGACCGGGTACATAGGAATAAGTGATGGCGTCCTTGCCATCGCTGTCCTTGCAGGGCACCGGCTTGTATGTACCGACAAAATTAGCGTAGGAGTAGTCCGGGTGGAAGGTAACGCGCTCGTACTCGCCGCCATCTGCAAGCAGCAGATCCTTTTCGTGATTCAGCGTAAAGCTCTTACCAGTGCCAGGAGCGCCGAAGAGGATACGGTTACGAGGGAATTCACTCTGATAACCTGTGCTGAATTTAATTTCCTGCATTAGTGCAAAAATCCAATCTATTAATGGCTTTCTTGCATCCTCTCTGTCGGGTCTCCATTCGGAGGAAACAAAATATCTATTTTCGGCAATCATATACTTTTCGGAATAGTAGCGGGCATTGCCGTTAGCATCCTTGCGCTGCTCATCGTCTGGTTGGTTAGGATTCACGCACAAGAGAATGCCCTTAAGCGAGTTGTGGCGGAACAGATCTGCACATTGCTCTTTGTCCTGGAGTGTTTCAAGAGATTTATCTGTGAACAATCCGTGTGTTTTCATGAAATCAAGACATGAAAGTATAAATTCCTGGTTGTCCTTATCCATCCACTCCCGACGAAGAGCATCAAAATCAATCGTTGGCTCTGTAGCGGGAGTTGTGAGATATACCTTAGGTTCCAACTGATGGAATACAGCCACTCTGTCGGCATAATGTCTCAAAGCATCTGCGTCAATTGCTGTTACTGCATTGTTGTGGGCAGAAATATTTGAAATAAGGTTTTCTGCAAGGGCAGATTTCAAAATACGCAAAGAGCCCTTTGCTTCCTTGTCACCAGAGATATCCACGGCATCGGTATGGGACAAGACTGCTTTATACACACTTTCCAGGTTAAACACCACATCAGCTTCGTTGTCGACCAGCTTGTAGTATGCTGATTCCGAAATGATGGTCAGAAAACGAATAATATTACTTTCTTTTTCATTATCAGCATTCAGATCAAAGCCAAGCCACGAAAAAAAGACTTTTATGTAATCAGCATCATCACCACAGACAGCGTCGAGCAGATCCATATTGAGTGTAAACCATACTTTTTTGGGGAAACGAGAACCGCCCGTTCTTTCGGCACTATTAGGCCTACCATCAGAAAATCTAATTTTTGCAACTTTCCATACAAGTTCAAAAGCAACCAACAATGCTTCAAGCTGCGCTTTGAGCATCAAATTGTTGTTCACCTTATCTCGGAATTGCTCTAATGTTACCCCGTCAGAAACCTCCTGCAGTCTCTGATACAGCGCTTCTTCAATATCTGTTCGCAGTACAATTGCGTTTCCCTGCGCAGTTGCATACTCTAACTCAGACGGACGCCCCATTTCACGCCACATAAGAAAGAGCAATGCTAATGTCGGCTTAACGGATGGCAGAGAGGATTTGATTCCTAATTTCAAGTCTATTTGGTCATATACAGGAGCAGATTCTGGTCTGATCATAATTCATTGTCCTCCATATCTTTTTTTATCACTGTTGCAATGGCGTTTGCCAGACGCGGTGGAACGGCGTTTCCAACCTGTTTCATTTGGGAACTCTTTGTCCCAGTGAAAATAAAACTATCTGGGAATGACTGAATACGTGCTGCCTCTCGCACGGTAATGGCACGATCCAAATAAGGGTGCGTGAAACGCCCAGAGGATGGCGTATCGAATCTGGTCGTGATAGTAACAGAAATATCGTCTTTTATCATTCGGGACCAGGTACCACTATAAATGGATTTTGTCAAATGTTCGTCCGGCAAAACTTCCTTTCCGCAGTTCGGCGGAATAAGCGCCAGTCGTTCTAATGCCAATTTTGAATGCTTGGTAGCGACGTGATTATGAAGCACACACATATTTCCACGCAGAGATTTTGCATAATCGCTGGCCGGAAGGTCAGCATATTGCTGTTCTTCTTGACCCTCGCCTGATTTAAGATAAGCCAAATCACCGATTGCATCCCAAATTGTTACTCGTTGTTCTGTTTTTATCGGTAACGCAGGTGCTTTACCGTCTCTTTTACCGATAATCACTGCACGCCTTCTGTTTTGCGGTACACCATAGTCTGCTGCGTTAAGGACACCAGTGTTCAGGCTGTACCCCATTCCATTGAAAAGGTCAATAATCTCCTTCTGAAAGTATCCATTCTCGGCTGTCAGCAAATTCGGAACGTTTTCCATTACAAAATATCTGGGTCGAACAAGATCTACGACTTTGACATAATACTTGAATAAGAAGTTACGCTCATCGTGAATTGTTTTGCGCTGTCCTTTTTGGGAGAACCCTTGGCATGGGGGACCACCAATAATTACATCGATTTTTCCTGCAAATGTACCGAAGGTATTTTCGAGATCTAACGCAGTGATATCACCGACCACCATTTTAGTTTCATGGTGGTTTTGTCGGTATGCAGTTGCAATTTCGTTGTCATACTCATTTGCCAGTACAACATGAAAACCGGCTTGCTCAAAGCCAAGTGACAAACCACCAACACCCGCAAAGAGGTCAATGACTGTAGGTTTCATTCAGTTCGACCTCCTTCGATGCGTTTCTTTGCCATATCAAAGTAATTCTCATCCAGTTCAATTCCAATAAAATTGCGACTGGCTCGTTTTGCTACGACTCCGGATGTACCGCTTCCCATGAAAGGATCGAGAACCCAATCGTCTGTGTTGGACAAAACTTCAACAAAATGACTCATGAGCACCTCTGGCTTTTGCGTAGGGTGTTTACCATATTTGCGCTCACTGGCAGGGGTTACTGCGGTTTCAATAAAATCGTGCAGAACTGCACCATTGTTGTTAAAGGTACCGGTGCGTGTTTTGTATGTGAAATAAATCCATGTTTCCGTTGAGTTTACAAAATGCAAATTCATATTACGGGGCATAGGATTCAGTTTGTGCCAGATTCCGGTGGTCTTATAGTAAAATCCGTGCTTTTCAGCCAAACTGATGGTGGTTTCGACTTTGATGGCTGCCATAAAGACAATCATAGACCCGCCCTTTTTCATAACTCGCGCAGCTTGCGCAAAGAAACCGTCCATAGCATTTGCCCACTCATCATATTCGAGGTTATCCCAACCCGCAGCCCCAAAGAAATTATCACGCATTTTTTTGAGGTTGGTATCTCTGCTTATCATAAAGTTGCCGAGATTATACGGCGGATCAGTAAGAATCAAGTTAATAGAGTGATCTGCAATTTCGGTCATAGCCTGTATGCAATCACTGTTATAAAGTATCACTTCAGACATATCATTGTTCCTTCCTGGTGAGTTATTATTCCATCGCGCTCTTACCGCTTTTTACCCATTCTTCCAGTTCGGAGCGTTTGAACTTCCACTGTTTGCCAATTTTGTGGGCGGGTACATTTTTATCCTTTATCCATTTACGCAATGTAACAGGCTTGATGTTAAGAAACAACGCTGCATCTTCAATACTGATATAGTTCTCATTAATTAAATTAGACATATTTGCACACCTCATCTTCGTATGTTTGCGCAGTTTCGCTTTTATATTATACCAGATATTTGTGTCTTTTTCAAGTTGTTTGGGCATCTTTCTTGCTTTTTCCGCTATTTCGTGATATTTGCGATACCGAAGGGTGTGCTTCAAGCCACTCTAATTCTACTGCAAACACAGTCCGATAAAACGGACACAACCGTGTGCCACAAAAAATTCAAAAATAATTTTTCTCTGGGTGGACATACCATGTCCGGCAAAACGAGGCGAATTTGACCCTCGCAGCATCATTGCGCCCTCTCCAATGAGCTATAGCGCTCGTCTGGAGAGGGCTTTTTGTGTTTTTACCCCTAAATTCAGCGGACGCGCCGTGTCCGGGTCAAATGGTGTCCTTTCTTCTATAATTAAAGCACAGTCAGACGGAACCCCCGTAGGCTGAACAATTCAATTATTCAAAGCCTGATTTGCAATAAGGGCCGAGGATACAAATATTGTCTTCCCACTGCATCATTGGTGGGTCGCAATATCGGTACCCTGTTCTTGTTGCGCCCATATTAGGCTCCAAGGGTCTGTGTATCGAATTGCACAGACCTTTTTGTGTCCTTCCGCCCTCCGCTGACCAGGCGGAAAGGACAAACTATGAAAACCAATGAAAATCAGAAGTCAACCCGTGGGTACAAGGTCTACATCCATCGTCTCAAGACCTGGGTGGAAGTGACCGAAGAGCAGTATTACGCATATTACCGTGATATTTGGGCTACACGCAAACGTGCCCAGGCACACGGTCAGTGTATGTGTCCCAAGTCCAAGACCTGGATGTGCGATGGCGACTGTCTCGCCTGTGAGTTCCGAGCTGCCGGAGATAACCTCTCTCTGGATTACACCGTTGAGGATGGCGAGGGCAACCAGAAAAGTTGGGCAGATGACCTGCCGGACGATACCCCCAACGCACAGTCCATCATGGAGGATCGTGAACTGCTCTGTGCCCTGTATCAGAAGTTGCAGGAACTCGACCCCGAAGGTCGCCGTATCTGCGAACTGATTATGGAAGGAAAATCCGAAAGAGACATTGCTTCGACTCTGGGCATTTCCCGCAACACCTATACTTACCGCAGAGACAAACTGCTCCGCGTTCTCCGTGAACAGCTTGGTATGTACATCTGAAATTCCCGCCCTTCAGTCACTCGGCTGAAGGGCAAAAACTTTTTTTACAGATTTTTCGGCCAAACGCGCATCTCACCTCCAGTGGGTAGTGGAAAGAGCAAAACACACACCGCTCCTTCCAAGGAGGTGAACAGAATGTACAAAGCCCAGAAGAAACACGGCACCGGCACCGACCAGGAACTTATCGAAGTTCTCACGGCCATCAGCGTGGTGTCAAAGCGACTGGCTATGAAGCTGGCGCTGATTCAAAGTCAATCTACGGAAGGAGGAAAACAGAATGAGCAAAATGAGCGATATGGCTGCGACCATCGAAGAACTGCGCACTGCTGCTGCCGCTATTAACGATGCCGCCAACTGGCTTGCAGAGATGTTCAGCGGTGCCGGAGATGCAGAACCGACTGCTCCCGCCGAACCTGCACTGACTTTGGAACAGGTCAGAGCCGTTCTCGCAGATAAGTCCCGCCAGGGTCATACCGCAGAGATCCGCTCCCTTCTCCAGAAGTATGGTGCCGCCAAGCTGTCCCAGATCGACCCCGCCCACTACAAGGCACTGCTTGCCGATGCGGAGGTGCTGACTAATGGCCAATAAACACGCTGTTCTGTCAGCATCCTCTTCCGAACGGTGGCTCAACTGTCCGCCTTCCGCTCGGCTCTGCGAGAACTACGAGGATAAAGGCAGTGACTATGCCGCCGAGGGCACCGATGCCCACACCCTCTGCGAGTTCCGTCTGAAGCAGGCTCTGGGGATGCCCACGGAAGACCCCATCGAAAATCTCTCCTGGTACAACGAGGAAATGGAGGAATGCGCTGCTGGATATGCCGCCTATGTGGTGGAACTCCTGGAAACGGCAAAGCAGACCTGCACTGATCCTGTGGTCATGATTGAACAGCGGGTGAACTTCTCCCGTTGGGTTCAGGACGGCTTTGGCACTGCCGACTGCATCGTTATCGCTGACGGTGTGATGAACATCTGCGATTACAAACATGGCAAGGGCGTCGAGGTCAGCGCCGTGGCAAATCCCCAAATGATGCTGTATGCCCTGGGTGCCTTGGAAATCTTCGATGACATCTACGACATCGATACCGTCCGCATGACCATCTTCCAACCCCGCAAGTCCAATATCAGCGTGTACGAAATGGAAAAAGCCGATCTGCTTCAATGGGCAGACACAGAACTCACCCAGAAAGCGAAACTGGCCTATGAGGGTCAAGGCGACTTCCACTGCGGCGAGTGGTGCCGCTTCTGCAAGGCAAAGGCTGAATGCAGAGAACGCGCCGAAGCGAACATGGCTCTTGCCCGGTACGACTTCCAGACTCCTGCGCTCCTCGATGATGAGGAAATTGCAGATATCCTCGGTAAGGTCGATGCTCTGACCGCCTGGGCATCCGATGTAAAGGAATACGCCCTTCAGCAGGCTATCAGCGGAAAGGAATGGACCGGGTGGAAACTGGTCGAAGGCCGTTCCAACCGCAAGTACACCAGTGAAGCCGTTGTTGCCGCCACCGTGGAGAATGCAGGCTATGACCCGTATGAGCGAAAGGTTCTCGGTGTCACCGCTATGCAGAAACTGCTGGGCAAGACCCGCTTTGAGGAACTTCTCGCTCCCTATATTGAAAAACCGCAAGGTAAACCGACGCTCGTGCCGGAGAGCGACAAACGTCCGGCAATGAACACAGCCAAAAATGATTTTATGGAGGAATTTTAATATGTCTAACAACGCAAACAGAGTCAACAACCCTATGAAGGTCATCACCGGTCCCGATACCCGTTGGTCTTATGCCAATGTCTGGGAACCCAAGTCCATTAACGGCGGCACTCCCAAGTACAGTGTCAGCCTCATCATCCCCAAGTCCGATACCAAGACGGTCGCAAAGATCAAGGCGGCAATCGAAGCTGCCTACCAGGAGGGCCAGTCCAAGTTGAAGGGCAACAGCAAGAGCGTACCTCCTCTGGCTGCTATCAAGACCCCTCTGCGCGACGGCGATATCGAGAGACCCGATGATCCCGCCTATGCCAACGCTTACTTCATCAACGCCAATTCTGCTACTGCACCTGGCATCGTGGATGCTGACCGCAATCCTGTGCTGACCCGCTCCGAGGTCTACTCCGGCGTGTATGGCCGTGCAAGCATCAATCTGTATGCCTTCAACTCCAACGGCAACAAGGGTATCGCCTGCGGTCTGAATAACCTGCAGCTTATCCGTGCCGGTGAACCCCTGGGTGGTAAGGCAAGCGCCGAGTCCGATTTCGCAACCGATGCGGATGATGACTTCCTGGCTTAATGGAGGTGCGACCATGACTGAATTTCAGGAACTGATGCTTTACACCTGCTTCGGAGCCATGACTGGCGTGTTTATCGCTGAAATCATCGTCATCATCGCATCTGCGGTGAGTTGGGTGAAGGACAAGATCCGTAAGCGCAAGGAAGCCAAGAAAACCAAGGAATCCGCCACAAAGGTGGACTAACGCACCAACGGGGCGGCGGGGAGCATTCTCTGCCGCCCTTATTTCCGTTGAAAGGACAATGATATGAAAACTCTCTCAATCGATATCGAGACCTACAGCGATCAGCCCCTTGCAAAAACTGGCGTGTACCGCTATGTAGAGTCCTCATATTTTGAAATACTGCTGTTTTCCTACAGCGTGGACGGCGGTCCCGTGCGACTGGTCGACCTTGCCTGCGGAGAACAGATCCCCACCGACATTGTTGCCGCTCTGGAGGACGATTCCGTAACCAAGTGGGCCTTCAACGCCAACTTTGAACGCATCTGCTTGTCTCGGCATCTGGGCTATCCCACAGGCGACTACCTTGAGCCGGATTCCTGGAAATGTTCAATGGTGTGGGCTGCAACGATGGGGCTGCCACTTTCTCTGGAAGGCGTCGGTTCGGTGCTTGGCCTGGAAAAGCAGAAATTGACCGAGGGAAAAGACCTCATCAAATATTTCTGTCAGCCCTGTGCGCCTACCAAGTCCAACGGACAGCGTACTCGCAACCTTCCTGCTCATGCCCCGGATAAGTGGTTGGCTTTCAAGAAATACAACATCCGCGATGTGGAAACCGAGATGTCCATCCAGGCTCGGCTTGCCAAATATCCCGTGCCGGACAGCGTGTGGGATGAATACCACATCGACCAGGAAATCAATGACCGTGGTGTTGCCCTGGATATGGAACTGGTGCAACAGGCTATCCAGATGGATGGCAGATCCCGCTCCGAACTGACCCAGGCAATGAAAGATTTGACTGCTCTGGAGAATCCCAACTCTGTGCAGCAGATGAAGCAGTGGCTTTCGGACAACGGTATGGAAACCGATACCCTTGGCAAAAAGGCTGTGGCGGAAATGCTGAAGACCGCACCGCCAGAGTTACAGAAAGTTCTGACCCTCCGTCAGCAGCTTGCCAAATCCTCGGTGAAAAAGTACCAGGCAATGGAGATCGCTGTCTGTGCCGATGGCCGTGCCAGAGGTATGTTCCAGTTCTATGGTGCCAACCGCACGGGAAGATGGGCAGGACGCATCATTCAGATGCAGAATCTGCCCCAGAACCACTTGGAGGATTTAGCCGAAGCCCGTGGCCTTGTCCGCTGCGGTGCTTTCGATGCTCTGGAAATGCTCTATGAAGATGTGCCGGATACCTTGTCGCAGCTTATCCGTACTGCGTTCATCCCCCAGGGTGACCGCAAGCTGATCGTGGCGGACTTTTCTGCCATCGAAGCCCGTGTTATTGCGTGGCTTGCCAGAGAGGAATGGCGTCAGAGGGTCTTTGCCGAAGGCAAGGACATCTACTGTGCCTCTGCCAGTCAGATGTTCGGCGTTCCCGTGGAAAAGCACGGCATCAACGGACACCTTCGGCAAAAAGGCAAAATCGCAGAATTGGCTCTCGGTTACGGTGGATCTGTCGGTGCGCTGAAAGCTATGGGTGCTTTGGAGATGGGGCTTTCCGAAGAGGAACTGCCACCTCTGGTGGATGCGTGGCGGCAGGCCAATCCCAATATTACAAAGCTGTGGTGGGATGTTGACCGTGCGGCAATGGAGGCTGTCCGCTACAAGCACACCAACGAAACCCGCGGTATTGAGTTCTCCTGCAGGAGCGGGATGCTTTTCATCACGCTTCCTTCCGGCAGACAGCTTTCCTATGTGAAGCCCAAGGTCGGCACAAATAAGTTCGGCGGTGACTGTATCACCTACGAGGGTGTCGGCAGTACCAAAAAGTGGGAACGGCTCGACAGCTACGGTCCCAAGTTCGTGGAAAACATCGTCCAGGCCACGGCAAGAGATATCCTCTGCTATGCAATGCAGACCCTCCGCTGCTGTTCCATTGTGATGCACATCCACGATGAAGTGGTCATCGAAGCGGATCGGCGGATGTCCTTGCAGGCAGTCTGCGATCAGATGGGCAGAACCCCACCCTGGGCAGAGGGGCTGCAGCTTCGTGCCGATGGCTATGAAACCGATTTTTATAAAAAAGACTGATTATTTTTCGGCCAAGATGGGCTTTCACCTCCAGTGGGTAGTAGAGATGGCGGTGAAGCCCATCGTGAAAGGAGTCCTGTATGAGTGTAGATAAATTCAACAGCGAGGGTTATTACGACCCTACCGCATACGAAGCCATGTCCACTGTAGAAAAAGAGGAACGGGCGCTTCGTGCCTTTCGGCCTATCGTGTACATCTGCTCTCCCTATGCCGGAGAGATCGAGAAGAACGTCAAGGCCGCCCAGGAATACAGCCGCTTTGCGGTGGAAAAGGGCTACATCCCCATAGCACCGCATCTGCTGTTTCCGCAATTTCTGAATGATGCCAACCCCAAGGAACGGCAGCTTGGTTTGTTCTTCGGCAACGCCCTCATGAGCAAATGCTCTGAGGTCTGGGTGTTTGGCAGCCGTATCTCTGCCGGAATGGAAGCAGAGATCAACCGTGCCAAGTGGAAAAATTACCGCTTGCGTTATTTTACTGAAACCTGCGAGGAGGTACACCATGTTTGCAATAACTGAAGGAACCAGAAGAGTGTATGGTAAGGAAATCACTACCTACACCAGAGAAATTTACAGTGCCAATGTCCTGGAAGTCGAAGCCGGCACCAACGGATTCCAAGGGGGCGACAGCGGTCACGGTAGCCGCACCTACATCCGCATCGAGGATATGGGTTCTACCGATATTCGCATCAACCCTCTGGGACGCGATGGTGATGAGGGCTTTGAACTTTTCCTCGGCGGTGACTGCGAACTTGAGACCATGATCCGTGCGTTCAAGTTTATCACAAAAGCCCTGGAGGACGGTGCCAAGGAGGTGCATGACTGATGTTCACTCTGTATAGTGCGGATTTCATCAATGCTCCAAGTAACTGCTCCTACCCCCACAAGTTCGAGGTGACCGACTCCGCTAACTTTGCGGATGCGGTCAGCCGCGACTATGTCTGCGCCGAGTACATGAACAATTATCGCAACGGCGATAACTTCCTCGGCTCGGACTGCTTGCCCGTGGACTGCGACAATGACCACTCCGAGAACCCTGCCGATTGGGTCACTCCGGCTGATGTCCAGGCTGCTTTTCCCGGCATTACCTTTGCCGTTCACTACAGCCGCTTTCATATGCGTGAGAAGAACGGCAAACCCGCTCGTCCCAAGTTCCATGTGCTGTTTCCCATTGAATACATGACGGATGCTGCCTCCTACAGCGAAATGAAGAAACTGGTCAACACCATTTTTCCGTATTTCGATACCAAAGCCCTGGATGCTGCCCGTTTCTTTTTCGGAACGGCGAACCCAGAGGTCGAACTGTACCCTGGTGATATGACCTTAAGTGAGTATCTGTCCGCAGAGGATTTTGACACGGATATGCCCGGTGGTTCTCACGGTGGCACACAGGTCATTCCCGAAGGAAGCCGTAATGCTACCATGTCCCGCTTTGCCGGTCGCGTCATCAAAAAGTACGGTGACAATAATACCGCTTTCCAGTGCTTTATGGAAGAAGCAGAAAAATGCACCCCTCCTCTGGAACAACAGGAACTGATGACCATCTGGCACTCCGCCCAGAAGTTCTATGCCAAGGTTCAGCAGCAGGACGGATATGTTCCGCCCGAATTATACAACGATGATACGTCCTATAAACCGGACGATTTCTCCGATGTCGGACAGGCAGAAGTTTTGGCAAAGCACTTCTCTGGGGAATTGCGTTATTCTCCGGCAACCCACTACATCCGCTACAACGGCCGGTACTGGCAGGAAACCGAACCCGGTGCGCAGGCTGTTGCCCACGAACTGACCCGCCGCCAGTTAAATGAAGCGTCTGCGGATATGCTTGCCGCCCTCGCCACCCTTAAGGCTTGCGGCGCACAGGACATTCTGGACAACAACAGCAAGACCAAGGCCGAGGGCATGATGAGCGAGGAGCAGATGGAAGCCTATAAAGCCTTCCTCGCTGCAAAGGCATATCAGTCCTATGTCATTCAGCGCCGTGCTTCCAAGAACATCACCGCAACGCTGAAAGAGTCCCGCCCCATGCTCGAAATCACTCCGCAGGATCTGGACGCCAACCCTTACTTGCTCTGTACCCCGGATGCCACCTATGACCTTCGCCTTGGTATGGCAGGTGCAAGGGAGCATTCGCCGGAGGACTTCATCACCAAGACTACCACTGTTTCTCCCGGCGACCGTGGTAAACAGATCTGGCTCGACTGTCTGAACACCATTTTCTGCGGTGACCAGGAACTCATCGACTATGTGCAGATGATCTGCGGTCTCGCCGCTGTTGGCAAGGTCGAGGTCGAAGCCCTCATTATCGCATACGGCTGTGGTCGCAATGGTAAGTCCACCTTCTGGAACTCCGTATCCCGTGTCCTGGGTCTGTACAGCGGTAATATCTCCGCTGATACGCTGACCTTCGGATGCCGCCGCAATGTGAAGCCGGAGATGGCCGAGGTCAAGGGCAAGCGCCTGCTCATTGCCGCCGAGATGCAGGAAGGCGCTCGGCTGAACGATTCCACCGTCAAGCAACTCTGCTCCGTGGATGACATTTTTGCGGAAAAGAAGTACAAGGACCCCTTCAGCTTCTCTCCGAGCCACAGCCTGGTGCTGTATACCAACCATCTCCCCAGAGTCAGTGCTTCCGATGACGGCACCTGGCGCCGCCTTATCGTTATCCCGTTCAATGCCAAGATTGAGGGCAAAAGCGACATCAAAAATTACGGTGACTACCTGTATCAGAACGCTGCCGAGAGCATTCTTGCCTGGATTATCGAGGGTGCCAAGAAGGTCATTGACCTGGGCTACAAATTTCCCGTTCCCGCTATCGTGCAGAAAGCCATTGATGACTACCGCAGCCAGAATGACTGGTTCGGTAACTTCCTGGCTGAAAAGTGCGAGGTTGGTGACGGTCTGAAGGAAAGTTCCAGTACCCTTTACCAGGCATACCGCAACTACTGCCTTGATTGCAATGAGTATGTGCGTAACACCGCAGATTTCTACCTTGCCTTGGAGAATGCGGGTTTTGAGCGTTTGGTGCTGAACCGCAAGCGTTATTTTAAGGGTCTGAAGCTGAAAACGGATGACGGTGACTTTGAGGATTTTCTGAATTAACCGGGACTATGACAAGGTGTATCAAGGTCTATTACAAAAAGTCTCTTAAGAGAAAATTTCAAGAAAAAACCATAAGAAAGAGTTTAGTAAATGACATTGATACACCTTGCACATAGCCAGAAAAACGAATGGAGAAAGCATTATGAGAGAAAAAGCAATCGAGCAAAAATTAACGCTGATGGTAAAAAAGCAGGGCGGCATCTGTCCGAAGTTCGTTTCTCCTGGATTTGATGGGATGCCGGACAGAATCGTTCTTTTGCCCGGTGGCTGTATGGCTTTTGTGGAAGTAAAGGCCCCAGGGAAAAAGCCACGGGCTTTGCAAACCTCACGCCACACGCTTTTGCGTAGGTTGGGGTTTCGGGTCTATGTCCTGGATAACGAAGAGCAGATCGGAGGGATTCTTGATGAGATACGCACCGCATGACTACCAAGCCTATGCCATCGACTACATCGAGACCCATCCCGTTGCCACCGTCTTTCTGGACATGGGTCTTGGCAAAACAAGTATCACCCTCACAGCTATCAGCAACCTTCTGTTTGACAGCTTTGAGGTTCATCGGGTTCTGATAATTGCACCGCTGCGTGTGGCACGGGATACATGGACGGCGGAAGTCGATAAGTGGGATCACCTTCAGAACCTCATCTGCTCCGTGGCTGTAGGCACTGAAGCACAGCGCCGTGCGGCATTTATGAGACCCGCTGACATTTACATCATCAACCGAGAAAATGTCCAGTGGCTTGTTGAGGAAAGCGGCATCCCGTTCACCTTCGATATGATCGTGATTGACGAACTGTCATCCTTCAAGAACCACAACACAAAGCGGTTCAAGTCGATGCTGAAGGTCAGACCCAAGGTCAACCGCATTGTTGGACTGACCGGCACTCCCGCTTCCAACGGACTGATGGATCTGTGGGCAGAGTTCCGCATCCTGGACATGGGTCAACGCCTGGGCAGGTTCATCACCAAATACCGCACCGACTATTTCATGCCGGATAAACGCAACGGACAGATCATCTACACCTACAAACCGCTGCCGTATGCAGAGGATGCCATCTACAGGCAGATTTCCGACATCACCATTTCCATGAAATCCACCGACCACCTGCAGATGCCGGAACTGATAAACAGCGAATACACGGTTCAGCTTTCCGAGGATGAGCAGAAACATTACGCAGAACTGAAGCAGGAACTGGTGCTGACTCTGGAGGATGGTGAAATCACAGCCGCCAACGCAGCGTCCCTCTCTGGCAAGCTGTCGCAGATGGCAAACGGTGCGATTTATGATGATAACGGTGAGGTTATCCAAATCCATGACCGCAAGTTGGATGCTTTGGAGGATATCATCGAAGCAGCAAACGGCAAGCCTATTCTGGTGGCCTACTGGTTCAAGCATGACCTTACCCGCATATCCGAGCGGCTGAAAAAACTGCATATCCCGTTTTCCCGACTGGATGACTCCGACAGTATCCGCAGATGGAATAACGGTGAAATCCCGGTGGCACTGATCCACCCTGCATCGGCAGGACACGGACTCAATCTCCAATCCGGCGGTTCCACGCTTGTGTGGTTTGGGCTGACTTGGAGTTTGGAACTGTATCAGCAGACTGTAGCCCGTCTGTGGCGGCAGGGTCAGATCTCCGAAACCGTGGTGGTTCAGCACATCGTCACAAAGGGCACCATTGACAACCGCATCATGAAAGCCCTCTCCCAGAAGGAGCATACCCAGACGGCACTGATCGATGCCGTAAAAGCGGACTTGAAAATCTGAGTCAATCTATGAAAATCCGTGCCAATCCGAGGATTACAACATTTCGGAGGTACGAATATGAATATTATCTGGCACTATTTGGACAAACGCGGTGCTGCCATCAATGCACTGAAGGATTACAGCAGTATGCAGTACATCATTGACCACACCGATGAGGAAATCGATACCGTCCATGACAGAATGTCCTCTGTTGGCAGTCCCGTCCTCTCGGATATGCCGAAAGGCCCCCATAATCCGCAGGCAAACGAAAACCGCATCATCGCAGCCATTGATGAAATCGATGTGCTGAAGGAGCGGTACAGACAGGCTGTTGAGTACATGGACTGGTTCAAACCGGCGTGGATGGCACTGTCCGAGGATGAACGCTATGTCCTGCAGACCTTCTACTGGAACGAGGACGAGCGTCAGACCGATGCCGTCTATGACATCTGCGACCATTTCAACATTGAGCGGTCTTCCGCATACAACAAAAAGAACCGTGCGGTTCAGCATCTGGCCTTGCTTCTGTATGGCAAGTGATGAGTAATATCGTGGACGCTTTTTCCATTACGGCGTTGTATAATAGTATCATGAAAGACTGCACAGAGAGCCTCATGGGAACAATCCCGTGGGGCTTTTTGTATGCCCCAAGGAGGTTAAACGATGCCGAAGAAACCGAAGCGTCCGTGTTCTTTCCCCGGCTGTCCCAAGCTAACTGACGGCAGGTTCTGTGAGGAACACGCAAAGGCAGAAGCCAAACGCTACGAGAAGTACGACAGAGACCCTGCTGTACGCCGTAGATACGGACGGGCTTGGAAGCGTATCCGTGACAGTTATGTGCAGCAGCATCCTTTGTGTGAGGTGTGCCAGAAGGAAGGCAGACTGGTTGCGACCGAGGAAGTCCACCACAAGGTGCCCTTGTCCGAGGGCGGCACTCACGCAAGAGATAATTTGATTGCCCTTTGCAAGTCCTGCCATGCCAGAATCCACGCCGAGCGTGGTGATCGTTGGCACAATTCATGACCCGGTAGGGGCGGTCAAATCTCCGGGACCTTTATCCCGTGCAACGGGCCTGGGGGTCCGTGTGGAAAATCGCATAAGTTTTCGGGGGAATAGACCCCGGCATGAAGGAGGTGTGAAAATATGGGTCAGAGAGGACCAAAACCCGGCTCCGGCGGCAGACCGAAAAAGCCGATTGCGGACAAGATTGCGGATGGCAACCCTGGAAAAAGACCGTTGACTGTAATTGATTTCAAAGACAGCGCGGCTGATCTGGAGGGGCAGCCAATGCCCAAGCCCTCCGAGTTCCTTTCCGCAAAACAGAAAGACGGCTCTACACTCTGTGCTGCCGAGATTTATGAAAATGTATGGAGATGGCTGTCCGACCGTGGATGCGCCGCCATCATTTCTCCGCAGCTCATTGAACGCTTCGCTATGGCAAGCGCCAGATGGATTCAGTGTGAGTCCCTCACCAGTGAGTTGGGCTTTCTGGCAAAGCACCCTACCACGGGTGCAGCGATCCAGTCACCCTATGTGGCCATCGCAAACACATACATGACCCAGGCAAACCGCCTGTGGTCGGAAATTTACCAGATCGTCCGTGAGAACTGCACCGGCGAATATAACGGTGCAAATCCCCAGGATGATGTAATGGAACGATTGCTTCGAGCAAGGAAAGGAAACGGTTGATTATGTTTGAAAAAGTAAATCCGGCACATCCCGATAAGATTGCCGACCGCATTGCCGGGGCGCTCGTCGACCTGGCATATAAATCCGAGAGAAACCCGCGCATCGCAGTGGAGGTTCTCATCGGTCACGGAACCTGCCATATCATCGCAGAGACTTCCGTGCAGCTTTCTATTGATGATGTGACTGCCGCCGTTCACCGCATCGCAGGCTTCCTCAATGTTGATTACTCCGAAGTTCCCCAGGATGTCCACCTTTCCCGAAATCAGAGTGGTGCTATCCGCTGCGGTGACAACGGCATCTTCAAGGGTGTGCCTGTGACTGCCGAGCAGAAGGAACTGGTGCGCGTTGCCACTGACATCTACAATGCCTACCCCTTTGATGGCAAGTACATCATCGACAACGGCAGGGTCATCATCTGCCAGAGCAACGCCAATGCTGACCATCTCCGTGAAATCTATCCCGTCGCAGAAATCAATCCGCTCGGTGACTGGACTGGTGGCACGGATGTGGATACTGGTGCTACTAACCGCAAGTTGGGCAGCGATATGGCTGATTCCGTAACTGGCGGTGGTCTCCACGGCAAAGATCTCTCCAAGGCTGATGTCAGCGTGAACATTTACGCTTGGCTCAAGGCCCAGGAGACCGGCAAGCCTGTTCAGTTCTGCTGCGCCATCGGTGATGAGGCTGTCGGTGGCATTCCCTACGAGGAAATCGTGGAAACGGCAAGAGCCTACATCAAGTCCGTTGGTGGCTTTGAGGCATTTGCCGAGTGGGGTCTTGTATGATTATTGAGAAAAAGAACACGGCAGACCTTCTGCCTGCCGACTACAACCCTCGCAAAGACCTTAAGCCCGGAGATGCGGAATATGAAAAACTGAAACGCTCCATTGAGCAGTTCGGCTATGTGGAACCCGTCATTTGGAATCAGACCACCGGCCGTGTGGTTGGCGGTCATCAGCGTCTGAAGGTGCTGATGGATATGGGCATGACCGAAGTAGACTGCGTTGTGGTGGCAATGGATGAGGAAAAGGAAAAAGCCCTCAATATTGCTCTCAATAAAATCAGCGGCGATTGGGACAAGGACAAGTTGGCTCTGCTCATTGCAGATTTGCAGGGTGCTGACTTCGATGTGTCCCTTACTGGTTTTGAACCTGCCGAGATCGATGCTCTGTTTAAGGACACCCTCAAGGACGGCGTCAAAGATGATGATTTCGATGTAGGCGCAGAACTGGCACAGCCCACCATGACCAAGCCCGGTGACGTCTGGACGCTCGGTCGCCACCGTCTGATCTGCGGTGACAGCACCAAGGCCGAAACCTATGACCTTCTGATGGGTGGCACCAAAGCCAACCTGGTCATCACCGACCCTCCGTACAATGTCAACTACGAAGGCAGCGCAGGCAAAATCAAAAATGACAACATGGCTGACGAAGCCTTTTATAACTTCCTTCTGGATGCGTACACGCAGATGCACTCCGCGATGGCGGACGATGCTTCCATCTATGTGTTCCACGCAGATACCGAGGGACTGAACTTCCGCAGGGCATTTGCCGATGCGGGTTTTTATTTGTCCGGCTGTTGCATCTGGAAAAAGCAGTCCCTTGTGCTGGGACGCTCTCCTTACCAGTGGCAGCACGAACCCTGTCTGTACGGATGGAAGAAAAACGGCAAGCATCAGTGGTACACCGGCAGGAAGGAAACCACCATCTGGGAATTTGATAAGCCCAAGAAGAATGGCGACCATCCTACCATGAAACCGATCCCGCTCCTGGCATATCCCATTATGAATTCTTCCATGAGCAACAGCGTGGTGCTTGACCCCTTCGGCGGTTCCGGCTCTACGCTTATTGCCTGTGAGCAGACCGACCGAATCTGCTACACCGTGGAACTGGACGAAAAGTTCTGCGATGTAATCGTGAAGCGGTATATCGAGCAGGTCGGCGGCGCAGACAGTGTTACCGTGCAGCGTGATGGTCTGACCTACAAATACTCCGAAGTGGAGGTACAACATGAATAATTTGACCCTGGGCAGTCTCTTTGACGGTTCCGGTGGTTTTCCGTTGGGCGGCTTGATTTCCGGCATCACACCTGTGTGGGCTTCGGAGATCGAGCCGTTTCCCATTCGGGTCACGACCAAGCGCCTGCCCTTTATGAAGCATTACGGTGACATCTCCCAGATGGATGGCGGGAAGATCGAACCCGTGGACATTATCACCTTCGGCTCACCTTGCACGGATATGTCTGTTGCCGGTCGCAGAGCCGGACTGGAAGGACAGCAGTCCGTGCTGTTCTACCAAGCCATCCGCATCATTAAGGAAATGAGGTGTGCCACCAATGGCAAATATCCAAGATACATCGTGTGGGAGAATGTCCCCGGCGCCTTCTCCTCAAACGGCGGTGAAGACTTCAAGGCAGTCCTCGAAGCGGTCATCGGCGTCGCAGAGCCGAACACCCAGGTGCCTATGCCTGAGAAAAACCGATGGCCCTATGCCGACTGCTACATGGGAGACGGATGGAGCGTTGCTTACAGAGTTCTTGACGCTCAATTCTGGGGAGTTCCCCAACGAAGAAAACGCATCTACCTTGTCGCAGATTTTGCAGGTGGGCGTGCCTTCGACATACTTTTTAAGTCCGAAGGCCTGTCAGGGTATTCTGCGGAGGGCTTCCGCTCGTGGCAAAGAACTGCCGGAAGTACTGCGGATCGCACTGGAACAGCAAGCCTCTGCTTAAATGACCAGGGCGGTCAGCGTATGGATGTGACGGATGATGTAACCGCCACGCTCCGTGCTGAAGCCCACCACCCTCCGTGCGTTCTGGAATCCGCGGGGTTCTGCACGGAGCATTCTTCCAAGAGCCGCAGCATTGGTTACGAGGAAGAAACCTCTCCGACGCTCCGAGCCGGTGTCGTGCCTGCCGCTGTAGCCCTGGAAAACCATCCTGCCGATAGCCGCATTTCCATTTCGGAGGATAATAAGGTGCAAACCCTTACTTCCAGAATGGGGACTGGCGGTGGGAATGTTCCTCTGGTTATGGGAAATCATGTATGCGCATACGGAATCAGTGCAAAAGATAGCAACGCCATGAAATCCGCCAATCCTCACAGTGGGATCTACGAAGCCGAAACCTCCCGTACACTTGACGGCAACGGTGGTAACCCTGGATGCAACCAGGGCGGCATTGCCGTGGTGGAAAGCTACGCTATCCAAGGGTCGATGATAGGCAGAGATAATAAAAACGGTCCCCAGGGTGATGGCATCAACGAAGATGTCAGTTTCACATTGAATACCGTGGATCGCCATGCCGTATATGCTATGACCACAGGCAGCTTTACCCAGGTTGCAGAAGACAAGGCTCCCACAGTGCTTGCCCGTGATTACAAAGACCCCACCGCTGTTTGCTATGGCATCGGCAGGGACACTTTCAACCAGGGCAAGAACGCAAAGTTCGCCCCCACCTTTGAAGAGGAACTTCAGCCCACCCTCGTTGCCAAAGGCCCCGGTGCTATTCAGAGCGGATACACCGTCCGCAGGTTGACTCCAACCGAGTGTGCCAGACTGCAGGGGTTCCCAGACTGGTGGTGTGATGACCTGGGCATTGCCGAACCTACAATGGAGGATATCCGTTATTGGTACGATGTGTTTGAAACTCACCGTAACATCGTGAGCAGTTCCACAAAGCCCAAGTCACTGAAGCAGATTGCCAAGTGGCTGCGTGACCCTCATTCGGATGCCGCTGAATATAAAATGTGGGGCAACGGTGTCGCACTTCCTTGCGTGGTTTTTGTACTTTCCGGCATCGTGTACTGTACACAATCCGAGGGCTGATAATTTGACACTATTCTGTGGTTATAGGCCTTGATATTATTCGGTTTTAGAGCGAATATGTGACTACCAAATTTAAAGGAGGTCACACAATATGATTATCAACTACAACGTCAGCGGTTCCGACCGCAAGCAACTGGTCGCAGCCATTGCTGAACACACCGGCGAAAAAGCCAAATACCTCGGCGCACCCGGCTTTGCCTACCAGATCGGCGGTTTCACCGTCAGTGTGGATGGCAAGGTCACCATCGAGGACAACAGCACCGCCGCACCGCTCATCCACTTCCTGCGTGAGAAAGGCTTCCAGGCTGAAGACCCTCTGGCAGACTGCATCGCAGATGATGCCGATGAAGAGGTTGAAGCGGACGAAGCCTGCGGTATCTGCATTTCCATGCCTCGCAGCCTTTTCACCGAAAGCAATCTGGAAAACCTCAAGGCACTCGTCGCAGCCAAGGGCAACCTCATCAAAAAGGCTCTGGATGTGGATGATCTGCCGATTGAGGTCACGGACGTGAAAGTTTCCTTCCCCTGGTTTCCAGCAGTGCCTACCCCCGAAGAACTGAAAGCCTATGACACTTTCATCTGCAAACTGTGCGAAATGGCACGGAATGCAAAGCGAGTGGTGGCAAAGGAAAAGGAAACGGACAACGATAAGTACGCATTCCGCTGCTTCCTTCTCCGGCTCGGCTTCATCGGCGCAGAGTTCAAGACCGAACGCAAAATCCTGCTCCGCAACCTGGCGGGCAGTTCTGCCTTCAGAAGCGGTCAGCCCAAGGAGGTGGAAGTATGCGAGTAATCTCCAGAGAAGCCTTACAAGCCCTCCGTGAGCGTTACCCAAAGGGCACACGGGTGGAACTCGTGCAGATGGATGACCCACAGGCACCACCTATCGGTACGAAAGGCACCGTGATCGGTGTTGATGATATCGGCAGCATCATGGTTGCCTGGGATACTGGCTCCGGCTTGAATGTAGCCTACGGTGTCGATGTTTGTCGAAAGGTGGCGAATACAGATGACCGATAAAATCCGAGAGCAGATCCTCGCAGTCCGCAAAACTGGCCGTACCAATATGTTTGATGTTCCGATGGTGCAGTACATTGCCAATGAAATGCGGTTTTATGAACTGGTGATTTTCCTTGAGGAGCATCGCTCCGAATATGTGAATTTCATCCTCACGGGCGAGTCATAAACTACACAATTTCACCCCGCAAGAACGGCTGAATAATCGTGTAGTTTATTATCGCAAAACCCCTGGATATTATGTGCTTTCAGAGGTAATATGTGTCACACCGAAAGGGAAAACACAGAAAAAACGGAGGAAAACATTATGGAATTCACAACGATGGAACGGCTGCAAATGAAGGTTTCCGCAAGCTACGGCGCGGTCATTCAGTTCGGCGACAAGGTCTTTGTTACGGACTGCCACTGGAAAGGCGGTTTTACGGCAGAGATTTATGAGTTCGTTGAAACCCCCGATGAGACCGGGCTTGGCGACATCGAGTGCAGACTCGCACCCTGGGGAAAGACCGATGAGCGGTTCGCAGACAACGGTCACGCAATTGCCTGGTGCATGGCGCAGGTGAAGTAAATCTGAGGAGGAAACATTATGGCAAAAACTGGACTGGAAATCATCAAGGCTCTGGACACCACTGCCGGGGAAATCGCAGAAATCATCAGCAAGGGACACCCACCCTTTGAAGAAGGCGGTGCGGTTGCCTGCGACCTGGTCACCTGCGAACAGTGCTGGTTGGCATGGCTGACCACAGGAAAGCCGCCCATTCCCACCAAGAAGTAAAACAACATCACAGCCCTGGGATGGAGCCGAGAGGCTCTGTTCCTCGTATACGGAAAGTCGCACCGATGACGGTGGCGGCTATTTTTTATGCTCATTTGAAGGAGGTGACCGCATATCAGAAAGCTGAAAAAATACAAACCGACCAGGTTCATGTCCGAAGGCTCCTATTACGATAAGGATGCCGCTGACTATGCGGTCGGTTTCATTGAATGCCTTTGTCACACAAAAGGCACTTGGGCAAGAAAGCCCTTTGAACTGATCGACTGGCAGGAACAGATCATCCGAGACATTTTCGGAACGCTGAAGCCCAACGGCTACCGCCAGTTTAATACCGCATATATCGAAATCCCCAAGAAACAAGGCAAGTCCGAACTGGCCGCCGCTGTTGCTCTTTTGCTGACCTGCGGTGATGGTGAGGAACGCGCCGAGGTTTACGGCTGCGCTGCTGACCGACAGCAGGCATCCATCGTTTTCAATGTTGCCGCCGATATGGTTCGTATGTGTCCGGCTCTGGCAAAGCGTGTAAAAATCCTGGATTCCCAGAAGCGGCTTATTTATTTGCCCACGGGCAGTATCTACCAGGTGCTTTCCGCTGATGTCGGCAACAAGCACGGCTTCAACACCCACGGCGTTGTATTCGATGAGTTGCACACGCAGCCGAACAGAAAACTATTTGATGTTATGACCAAGGGTTCCGGCGATGCTCGTATGCAGCCACTGTACTTCCTTATTACCACAGCCGGAAATGATACCAAGTCCATCTGCTATGAGATCCACCAGAAAGCAAAGGACATTATCGAAGGCCGTAAAATCGACCACACCTTTTATCCTGTTATCTATGGTGCAGATGAAAGCGATGACTGGACTGATCCGGAAACCTGGAAGAAGGCAAATCCCTCTTTGGGTATTACGGTGGGCATCGACAAAGTGCGTGATGCCTGTGAGTCTGCCAAGCAGAACCCCGGCGAAGAGAATGCCTTCCGGCAGCTTCGTTTGAACCAGTGGGTCAAGCAGGCAGTCCGTTGGATGCCAATGGACAGATGGGACAAATGCGCCTTTGCCACTTCCGAGGATGACCTTGAGGGGCGCGTTTGCTACGGCGGATTGGACTTGTCCTCCACTACAGACATCACCGCACTGGTTCTGGTTTTCCCACCGGAATATGAGGATGATAAATACATTATCCTACCGTATTTCTGGATACCCGAAGACAACCTCGACCTGCGTGTCCGGCGCGACCATGTGCCGTATGATGTTTGGGAGCGGCAGGGCTTCCTGCAGACCACCGAGGGCAATGTCGTTCACTATGGTTACATCGAAAAATTCATCGAGCGCCTGGGTGAACGCTACAACATCCGTGAGATTGCCTTTGACCGTTGGGGCGCTGTCCAGATGGTGCAGAACCTTGAGGGTATGGGCTTCACGGTGGTCCCTTTCGGACAGGGCTTCAAGGATATGTCCCCGCCCACCAAGGAACTGATGAAACTGGTGCTTGAAGAAAAGGTCGCCCACGGCGGGCATCCCGTTCTCCGATGGATGATGGATAACATCTTCATCCGCACCGATCCCGCCGGCAACATCAAGCCGGACAAGGAAAAATCCACAGAAAAGATTGACGGCGCAGTCGCCACCATTATGGCTCTCGACCGTGCGATCCGCTGCGGCAACGACTCCAGTGCTTCGGTCTACGATGACCGAGGCATTTTGTTTATCTGACGGAGGTGTGAAATGGAAAAGAAAAAACTGCATATTGTTTCGCTCTCCGGCGGCAAGGACTCGACTGCTATGCTCCTGCGGATGTTGGAGGAAGGCTGGCCTGTTGATCTCATCCTGTTCTGTGATACGGGGCTTGAGTTTGACGGTATGTACCACCACATCGAGAAACTGGAAAAGTATATCGGCAGACCGATCACACGCCTAAAATCAGAGTATTCCTTTGAATATCTGCTCCTGGAGCATATGCCCAGGAGAAAGAACCCCGAACTGTTTGGGCGCAAAGGTTATAGTTGGGCAGGCCCCAGAAACCGTTGGTGTACCGCAATGCTGAAACAGCGGGTCATCGACCGTTATCTCCGTGATCTGGCAAAGGAATACGAGTTGGTTCAGTATATTGGCATTGCCGCCGATGAACCGCAGCGTATTCGTGACTTCCGCTATCCTTTGGTGGAATGGGGTATGACCGAGTCGGACTGCCTTGCCTACTGCAAGGAGCGGGGCTTCGATTGGGATGGGCTATACGATGTTTTTCATCGTGTATCCTGTTGGTGCTGTCCGCTGCAGTCTTTTGAGGAACTGCGTAAACTTCGGAAGCACTTCCCAGAACTCTGGGAAAAACTGCGGGATTGGGATTCCCGCACATGGCGCACATTTTTGAAACATTATTCTGTAGAGCAACTGGAAATACGCTTTGCTTTTGAGGAAGAGCGGCTTGCTGCCGGACTTCCCATAAAAGGCAGGGCGTTTTTTGATGCTCTGCGTGAGCGACTGAAAGAAGGTGATGCATAATGGGTATCTTTTCTGGCCTATTCAAATCCAGAGATAAGCCTGAAAACCGAACTGCCGGAAGCGCCTACACCTTTTACATTGGCGGGACTACCGCAGGAAAAACCGTGACCGAGCGGTCTGCTATGCAGATGACTGCCGTGTACTCCTGTGTCCGCATTCTGGCAGAAGCTGTGGCGGGACTGCCGCTGCATCTTTACAAATACACCGATGGCGGCGGCAAGGAAAAAGCCCTCAACCATCCGCTGTACCGACTGCTCCATGATGAGCCGAACCCGGAAATGAGTTCTTTCGTGTTCCGAGAGACCCTCATGACTCATCTGCTTTTGTGGGGCAATGCCTACGCACAGGTCATCCGCAACGGCAAAGGTGAAGTCATCGCACTATATCCGCTGATGCCCAACAAGATGTCCGTGGACAGAGATGAAAACGGCCGTCTGTACTACACCTATTACCGTGGCTCGGATGAAGCCATTAAAAATAAGGACTTTGCGGTAACGCTTCAGCCCTCGGATGTGCTGCATATCCCTGGTCTGGGCTTTGACGGTCTGGTGGGCTACAGTCCAATTGCTATGGCAAAGAACGCCATCGGAATGGCGATTGCCTGCGAAGAGTACGGAGCCAAGTTCTTTGCAAATGGTGCGGCTCCCGGTGGTGTGTTGGAACACCCCGGCACCATCAAAGACCCGCAGCGTGTGCGTGAGAGTTGGCAGTCCACTTTCGGCGGCAGCGGAAACGCAAATAAGATTGCTGTTCTTGAGGAAGGCATGAAATACACGCCTATCGGCATCTCACCGGAGCAGGCACAGTTCCTTGAGACCCGCAAATTCCAAATCAATGAAATCGCTCGAATTTTCCGTGTCCCGCCCCACATGGTCGGTGATCTGGAAAAGTCGAGCTTTTCTAATATTGAGCAGCAATCCCTTGAGTTCGTGAAATACACCCTCGACCCCTGGGTCATCCGTTGGGAGCAGTCCATTCAGAGGGCGCTCCTGTCCCAAGGTGAAAAGGCAGAGTATTTCGTGAAGTTCAATCTGGAAGGTCTGCTCCGTGGCGATTACCAGAGCCGCATGAACGGCTATGCCATTGGTCGCCAGAACGGTTGGATGTCTGCAAATGACATCCGTGAACTGGAAAACCTCGACCGCATCCCTGTGGAAGAAGGCGGCGACCTGTATCTCATTAACGGCAATATGCTCCCGATGAAAAATGCCGGGGCTTTTGCAAATACACCTACTGATGACGGAAAGGAGGAAAATCCCGATGAAGAAGTTCTGGAAGTGGAAGAACCAGGCACAGACGGAGACGGCTCCGGCGGAGAGGACTCTGTTTCTCAACGGCACCATCGCCGAGGAAAGTTGGTTTGACGATGATGTCACCCCGCAGCTTTTCAAGGATGAGTTGATGGCAGGTTCCGGCGACATCACCGTATGGATCAACAGCCCTGGCGGTGACTGCGTGGCGGCAGCCCAAATCTACAATATGCTGATGGATTACAAGGGCAACGTCACGGTCAAGATTGACGGCATCGCTGCCTCCGCAGCATCCGTTATCGCTATGGCAGGTACCAAAGTTCTGATGTCCCCGGTATCTATGATGATGATCCATAACCCCATGACCATTGCTTTCGGTGACTCTGCGGAAATGCAGAAAGCCATTGAAATGCTCGGTAGTGTGAAGGATTCCATCATCAATGCCTACGAAATCAAGACCGGGCTATCCCGCGCAAAGCTGTCCCACCTTATGGACGCTGAAACCTGGATGGATGCAAACAAGGCCGTGGAACTCGGCTTTGCTGATGAGGTCATCAAGCGTTCCGGCGATACCGAAGATGTGGAAGCCCCCACAGTCTCCATGCTGTATTCCAAGGCCAATGTGGTCAATTCCCTCATGGACAAAATCGCTGCAAAGTGCGCGATTGAACCCAAACCCACCCACCAACACAGAGCCGATGACCTTTTGGATCGGCTCAATCTTATCAAAAACTGGAGGTAATTTATTATGACTATCAACGAACTGCGCGCAAAGCGTAACCAGGCTTGGGAAGCTGCAAAGGCTTTTGTAGAGACCAAGCGCAACAGTGACGGTCTGCTTTCCGATGAGGATGCCAAGACCTATGCCCAGATGGAAAAGAAGGTTCAGGACTACGGTGCTGAAATCGAGCGTATGGAAGCCATGTCTGCTATGGACGCACAGCTTTCCAAGCCCACTTCTACTCCCATCACCGAAAAGCCTATGAATGGCACTTCTGTGAATGACCAGAAGCCCAAGACCGGCCGTGCTTCCGATGCCTATAAGGACGGTATGCTCAAGGCTCTCCGTACCAACTTCCGCCAGGTCAGCAATGTTCTCCAGGAGGGCATTGACGCTGACGGTGGCTACCTGGTTCCCGAAGAGTATGACTCCCGTCTGATCGAGGCTCTGGAGGAAGAGAACATCTTCCGTAAGTTGGGCCACACCATCACCACCAGTGGTGAGCGTAAGATCAACATCGCTGCCACCAAGCCTGCGGCTGCGTGGATCGATGAGGGCGAGGAACTCACCTGGGGTGATGCAAAGTTTGCCCAGATCAATCTGGATGCCCATAAACTCCATGTTGCCGTGAAGGTCACCGAGGAACTGCTCTACGACAACGCATTCCAGTTGGAGAAGTACATCCTTCGTCAGTTTGCAAAGGCTCTGGCCAATGCGGAAGAGGATGCCTTCCTCAATGGTACCGGCGTAGGTCAGCCCCTGGGTCTGCTTGCCGAGGAGGGTGGCGCACAGATTGGCGTGACTGCTGCATCTGCTACTGAAATCACTGCCGATGAACTCATCGACCTGGTGTACTCTCTCAAGCGCCCCTACCGCAAGAACGCCAAGTTCATCTGCAATGACCAGACTCTGGCAGCTATCCGCAAGCTGACTGACAAGAACGGTCGCTATCTGTGGCAGGATTCTGTGCAGGCAGGCGAACCCGGCAGGCTCCTGGGATACGAGGTTCACACCTCTCCTTATTTCCCTGTAATCACCGCAGGTATGCCTGCCATCGCTTTCGGTGACTACAACTACTACAACATCGGTGACCGCGGTACCCGTTCCTTTGCGGAACTGAAGGAACTGTTCGCCGGAAACGGCATGGTCGGTTTCGTTGCCAAGGAGCGCGTGGACGGCAAGCTGATTCTCCCCGAAGCGGTCAAGCTGCTCAAGATGGCGACTGCGTAATGAATGGGGGTGGCGGTGATGGACGCTTTGCTTGAAAAAGTAAAACAGAATCTGATTCTCGACCATGCGGCGGATGATGCATTGCTGAAGGGCTACATCACCGCCGCTGTTTCATACGCAGAAAGCTATCAGCATATTCCGGCAGGTACTTACAGCGAAAAGGATATGCCGCCCACTACCGAGCAGGCAGTCATTATGCTGTCCTCCCACTTTTACGAATCCAGGGACGGCAGCACGGGCGGCTTTTTTGCTGATAATGTTCAAGCCGGTCAGCAGGTCTGGAACACGGTCAACCTTCTGCTTCGGCTCGACCGAGAATGGAAGGTGTGACCATGAGTTTCGGAAAAATGAACGGCTTTGCCGACATCATTATCACAAAAAAGGTTAAGGACAGCGAGGGCTTCACTACTATGGCAGATGAAGTCCTCGCTTCTGTCCGTGTTTACAGAGAAGGACGGCACGGCAGTCAGCGGTGGGTAAATCTCGCCGCTTTCTCCGAAGCCACCGATCTGTTCCGTTTCCGTAGCATCCCTGGTCTGGGTATTACCACCGACCACATCATCGTTACAGACGGTGAGCGGTTTGAGGTAACCTCGGTCGAGGATGTTAAAGGACGCGGTATGTACACGGAGATTCTTGCCAAAAAGGTGGTGGCGACTGTTGGCAAAGGTTGATATCAAAATGCCAGATGAATTTCTGGAAAGGATGTCCCGTCTGGGAAAGGACTTTGATGCCGTTGCTGAAAGCGTATTGGAGGCAGGCGGTGAAGTTGTCCTGCAGAAGGTACAGAGCAACCTTTCCGCTGTGGTGGGTTCCGGCACAAAATACGAATCCCGCTCCACAGGTGAATTGGAATCGGCTCTGGGTCTGACCCCCGCCAAGACCGATAAGGACGGCAATCACAATGTCAAGGTTGGCTTTGCCGAACCGCGCAGTGATGGCGGCAGTAATGCAAAACTGGCAAACATCCTGGAATACGGCAAGCACGGTCAGCCTGCAAAGCCATTTCTGAAGCCTGCGAAATCCGCATCACGGTCTGCTTGCAAAGCCGCGATGCAGCAGAAATTTGAAGAGGAGGTCAGAAAATTATGAGTGTACTGGCAGATATCCAGACGGCGCTTTCTGTTTTGGGCATTCCCATTGAGACAGGCGTGTTCACCGATGCTGCCCCTGCGAAATACATCGTGGTGGTTCCAATCGCTGACACTTTCGACCTCCATGCAGATAACGCTCCCGGCATTGATGTGCAGGAGGCTCGACTATCTCTTTATGTCCAAGGCAACTACATGGCAGATAAAAATGCCCTTGTAAAAACGCTTCTGGGCGCTGATTTTACCATAACCGACCGCAGATACATCGGTTATGAAACCGAAACAGGCTATCACCACTATGCGGTGGATGTAGCCAAACACTATGAAATGGAGGAATAAATCATGGCTACTATCGGTCTTGATAAACTGTATTATGCCAAAATCACCGAGGACGAGAATGGCAACGAAACCTATGCGACCCCAGTGCAACTGGCAAAAGCAATGAATGCCGATCTTTCCGTGGAACTGGCCGAGGCTACGCTCTACGCAGATGATGGTGCGGCAGAAATCGTAAAGGAGTTCAAAAACGGCACTCTGTCCTTGGGCGTGGACGATGTCGGTGCATCTGTTGCTTCCGACCTGACCGGCGCGACCATTGATGCGAATGGCGTTGTGGTCTCTACCAGTGAGGACGGCGGCGATCCTGTGGCTGTAGGCTTCCGTGCAAAGAAGTCCAACGGCAAGTACAAGTATTACTGGCTGTACCGTGTGAAGTTCGGTATCCCCGCCACGAACCTTGCTACCAAGGGCGACAGCATCACCTTCAGCACTCCTACCATCGAGGGCACCATTCTCCGCCGCAATAAGGTGGATGGTAATGGTAAGCATCCCTGGAAGGCAGAGGTCACCGAGGGTGATTCCGCTGTAACTGCTGACACCATCACCAACTGGTATAAGGAAGTGTACGAGCCTTCTTATACCACTGCTGCGGCTGAATAAGGAGGACTGACCTATGACTACTGAACGCTCTGCAAATATCAACATCGGCGGCGATGAGTATACGCTGCTTCTGACAACCAAGGCTACCAAAGACATCGCCGGTCGTTACGGCGGTTTGGAGAACCTGGGCGATAAGCTGATGAAGTCCGAGAACTTCGAGATGGCCATTGGCGAGATCGTGTGGCTCATCACGCTTCTGGCGAACCAGTCCATTCTGGTTCACAACCTCAAGCATAAGGATGCCCCCAAGGAACTGCTCACCGAGGAGATGGTGGAATTGCTCACTACTCCCGTGGATCTGGCAACCTACAAGGTGGCTATCACCGAGGCTCTGTATAAGGGTACCAAGCGAAATGTAGAAAGCGAGTCTGACCCAAAAAACGCGGCGGTCGAGTAAGTGACGAAGAGTTATTTACTCGACTTTTATATTACGGCATCGCCCACCTCCATCTGTCGCAGGATGAGGTGTGGCTGATGCCGTTTGGTTTGCTCCTGGACCTTTGGGAGTGCCACAAGCAATATAACGGGCTTGCCAAGCCCAAGCGGGAACTGTTCATCGATGACATTATCCCGGACGGAATCTGATGAAGGAGGTGGTATAGATGGCAGATGATTTTGGCTTGAAAATCGGTCTTGAGGGCGAAAAGGAGTTCAAGAAGGCGCTGTCTGAAATCAACCAGTCCTTCAAAGTCCTCGGCTCGGAAATGAAGGTAGTTCAGTCGCAGTTCGATAAAAACGACAATTCCGTGGAAGCCCTCACTGCCCGGAACCAGGTACTGAACAAGGAAATCGAAGCCCAGAAGCAGAAAATCGAGACCTTGCGCCAGGCACTTGCCAACGCCTCCGAGTCCTTCGGTGAAAATGACCGCAGAACGCAGCAATGGCAGATTCAGCTTAATAATGCCACCGCTGCGTTGAACGACATGGAGCGGGAACTCGACCGTAACAATGCGGCTCTGGATGATGCCGAGCATGAAATGGACGATGTTGCCGACAGTGCCGACGATCTGGAAGAGGAACTGGATGATGCCGGAGATGCCGCCGATGACTCCGAGGGGAAATTCTCCAAGTTGGGCGGCACTCTGAAAACGGTGGGCATTGCGATGGGCGCGGTGGTAACTGCTGCCGCAGCCGCCGCTGTGTCCCTGGGCAAAGCTGTGGTGGAAGCCTACGGTGAGTATGAACAGCTTGTCGGTGGTATCGACACCCTGTTCAAAGACTCCTCCGCATCCCTACAGGAGTACGCCAATAACGCATATAAAACTGCCGGTATGTCGGCCAATGACTATATGTCCACGGTCACATCCTTCTCCGCATCGCTGATTTCCTCTCTGGGCGGTGATACGGAGGCGGCAGTCAAGTATGCGGATATGGCGATCACCGACATGGCGGATAACGCCAATAAGATGGGTACAGACATCGGACTCATCCAAAATGCATACCAGGGCTTTGCCAAGCAGAACTACACGATGCTTGATAACCTGAAACTCGGCTACGGCGGCACCAAGACCGAAATGGAACGGCTGCTTGCTGATGCCCAGGCGATTTCCGGCATTGAGTACGATATCAGTTCCTACGCCGATGTAGTTGAAGCAATCCACGTCATTCAAGAGAGCATGGGTGTTGCAGGTGCGACCGCTGCGGAAGCGGAACACACCATTGAAGGCTCCATGAACGCCATGAAGGCGGCTATCGACAACCTTATCGTGGGCTTCGGTAATGCGGATGCTGACATTGAGCAGCTTTGCAACAATGTGGTGGATGCCTTCCAGGATGTGCTGACCAACATTACCCCGGTTATCGAGAATATCATCTCGGCTCTGCCAACGGCGCTGAATGCACTGCTTGCGACTGTGGGTGATCTGCTCCCGACCTTACTGGACACCGTGGTCGATCTGTTCTCCCAGGTGCTAACTACGCTGCTGACGATGATACCACAACTGGTCCCGGCAGTCATTGAAGCGGTGATGACCATTGTGAACACGCTGATCGAGAACCTTCCGCTTCTGGTGGATGCCGCCGTTCAGATCATCGTTTCTCTGGTAGAGGGTATCGGCTCGGCACTTCCGCAGCTTATCCCCGCCGCAGTGCAGGCAATCATCACCATCGTGGAGGGGCTGATTTCCAACCTTCCTATGATCCTCGATGCCGCCCTGCAACTGATTATGGGACTGGCAGAGGGTTTGCTTGCCGCAATTCCTACACTGATTGAAGCACTGCCTTCCATTATTACAGCGATTGTTGAGTTCATTCTCGGCGCAATTCCCCAAATCATCGAAGCGGGCATTCAGCTTCTGACCTCTTTAGTGGCAGCTCTGCCGGACATTATCGTTGCTGTGGTGGAAGCTATCCCGCAGATCATTGACGGCATCATCACCGCTGTTTTGGACAGCATTCCGCTTATCATCCAGGCGGGTATCGACCTGCTGATTTCTTTGGTGCAGGCTCTGCCGGAGATCATCACCACCATTGTGGCGGCTATCCCGGAAATCATCGGTTCTGTGGTCAATGCCCTTATAAACAGCATTCCCCAGATCGTGCAGGCAGGTGTGGAACTGTTCATTTCCCTTATTGCTAATCTGCCGACCATCATCGTTGAAATCGTAAAGGCTGTACCACAGATCCTTGCGGGTCTGGTCTCTGCCTTCGGTAAGGGCGTATCGCAACTTGCCGAGGTCGGCGGCAACCTTGTCCGTGGCTTGTGGCAGGGCATCCAGTCCCTGGCATCCTGGCTTTGGAACAAGGTGTCCGGGTGGATTTCCTCCATCTGGGATGGTATCTGCGACTTCTTCGGTATCGCATCCCCGTCCAAGGAAATGGGCTGGGTCGGTGAGATGTTGGTGGAAGGTCTGGCAGGGGCTATCAATGCCAACGGTAAAGATGCCGTTGCAGCCGCTGAAGGCATGAGTTCTGAAATCAACGATGTGATGCATAGCTTGGCTGATGATATGACCACCGCGCTGCCGACAGACTTCACTGTTAACGGCACGGTCAACCGAAACGATACCGCTTCCGGCATTGGCGGAATGGGCTACGGCGCACTCATTACCATTCAGCAGATGGTTGTCCGCAGCGAGGAGGATATCCGTAAGATTTCCCAGGAACTCTACAACCTTATTCAGAGTGGCTCTCGCGCACAGGGTCACTTCACTACAGCATAAAGGAGGGCTTTGACCTATGGGTTTTACCTATAACGATATTACATCGGCCAGTATGGGCGTCAAAGCCCGTCTGACCTCCTGGCAGGTATGTGGTAAACTTCGCAACTTTACCACCACCGTGCCGGGGAAATATGGTGTTGCAGACTTCGGCGCTGATTTCGATTACAGAGAAATCACCGCCCATTGCAGCATCTATCCCAAGCACAGCTTCACGGCACTGGTCTCCGCTCTGGATAACATTGCCGTTTGGCTTGACCCCACCCAAGGACTTCATCAGCTTGTGTTCGATGATGTCCCGGACAGATATTTCATGGCACGACTGAACGATGCGGTGGACTGTGAAAGGCTCATCCGCTCGGCAGGCAGTTTTGAACTGAAGTTTTTCTGCCCAGACCCATTTGCCTATGCACTGACGGATGAGACCTTCTCCATTACCGAGGAAGGCGCTCACACCGTGACTCGCGCCATTGGCAATATAGAGTCCCTGCCGGTCTACCGCATCGAAGGTGTGCTGACTGCCGGGGCAAGCAACTATATCAGCATCACCACAAACGGCACGGAAATGAAGATCGTAAATGCCACACTTTCCGAGGGAGAAGCCCTCATCGTGGACACCGATAAAATGACCTCCTATGTGGTGGACGAGAACGGAGAAACACTCCGCAACGGCCTGCCATATTTGCAGGAACTGAACTTTCCGACCCTGGTGGTCGGTGATAACACTGTCACTGTGGAGGTAAACAACGCCACGCTGACCGAACTACAAATTCAAGCCAAGAGCAGATGGAGGTGACGGTATGTCTCTGAAAACAATTCTGAACAAGCAGACGGATTTCACGGGTGAATTTCCGGCAGAGTATGCCGCCTCCGGCTTGTGGCGTTTTAATGAGGCTGCGCCGGATGAAGATACCTCACTGGTGGATGAATCCGGCTGCGGACGCAACTTTACCATTATCAACTGGTCTGGCACTACCGCAAACCTCTCCAAAAGCCCAAAAGGTCGCCAGTTCCGATTCAATATCAACAACCCGACCTCTGAAAAGACCCACCTGCAGGTCACCAATGACGGCAGCATCTTTGCAAACCTCGGTGAACGCATCATTGTGGGCGGTTGGATGAACCCTACCACTTACTCGGTGGGTAATACTTTCTGTCCCATCTTCAACACCCGCTACGGTCCCGGACAGCCGATTTTATATCTGTCTCTGTATTCCGGCAAGCCCAGAATTATGCTGTATAACTCGTCTGGTTCACTGATATTGGATAAGACTGTGACCCCGTCGTTCTCTCTGGTCAACGGTGGTTGGTATTTTATTGCCGGAGTCATTGAGCCTACAAGTAAACAGTTCACTTATGTTGTGGGCGACCGCTCCACGGGCGAAGTTTGGATGTCCGATGTGCTGACATTCACCGGTGAACTGAACCGCTCCTGCGTTGCCGATTTGGTTATTGGTATGCACGCCGACACCTATTACTACGCAGGTGGCTTCGATGATTGGTTTCTGGATTGCGATTCTGCACTAACCGCAGATGACCTGGCAGATTATTTCAAGGCAACCGTCCTCTGCAACGGTGCGGACAGTTCTTCTGATGTAGATGCTCTTACCGATACAAGCGGTGTCACGCTGAAAGCCACTGACGGTGTCTACCCGGAAAGCGGTGTTATTTATACGAAAGCTGCCACCTGCAATCTTTCTGGCACGGGTAAGGTGTCCGTTACCAGTGAGTATACAGCGGGAGTTACCGCCATTGCATCCGTGGAGACTTCCACCAGTGATGATCTCACCGACTGGAGTGACTGGATCGTGGTCGGTTCGGACGGTAAGCTGCAATCTCCCAACCGAAACTACATCCGTTTCAAGGTCACGCTTACCACTTCGGACACCTCCAAGACTCCGAAACTGGTGGATATCCGGCTCTACGACATACCCAAGGCTCCCTACGAGAAGATCGGCTATGCCAGACCAGTAGTTCTGGACTCCAACGGTGCCTGGGAAGCGGTTCTGGAAAATGCCTATGACATTATTGTTACGGGCGAGATCAATGGTGAGGATACGCTGACCTTCAGCATTCCGTACCGTGACAGCAAGCGAAAGTACATCGATAACGAGAAGAAAATCCAGATCGTTGATGATGTATATAAAATCCGCACCATCACAGATGTGAAGGACAGCACTGGCAGCACCATTACCCAGGTATATGCCGAAGCAGAGTTCTATGACCTGACTTTCTCCGTCCGTAAGGAAGAAAAGAAGTTTGATGCCGAGACCGCTGATGTTGCTATGGCTTACGCTCTGGCAGACACCGAATGGAGTGTCGGCACGGTCAATGTGACCACCAAGCGTACCTGGACTTCCACTGAAAAGAACGCTCTTTCCATTCTTCGTAGCATTGCCAATCTCCACGGCGGTGACCTTGTTTTCGATTGCCCCAACCGACTGGTGCATCTGCTGACGGTCAACGGCAAGGACAGCGGCGCGCTGTTTGCATATAAAAAGAACATGAAAAGCATCGAGCGTATCGTGGACACCCGCTCCCTGGTCACCAGGCTATATGCCGTAGGTGCGGATGGACTGACCTTTGCCGATATCAACGGCGGCAAGCCATACCTTGAGGATTACACCTATTCCAAGGAAGTCCGCATTACCACCCTGGACTGTTCCTCCTTCACCAACCCATACCAGATGAAGGAGTTTACAGCCATGCGCCTTGCGGAATACTGCAAGCCCACCGTGTCCTATGTGCTAAATGCGATGGACTTGTCCGTTCTGACGGGCTATGAGCATGAAGCCTGGAGTCTGGGCGATTATGTCCGTGTTGCGGATAAGGAGTTGGGGCTTTCGGTCACTACCCGTATCGTGCGCCGTGAGTACAACCTGCAGGAACCCTGGAATACTGTTCTGGAACTATCCACTACGCTGAAAAACCTGGGCAGCTCCGTCAGCACTCTGGATACCATCGCAGACTCCCTTGAGGGTACGAGCGTTGTCTCCAACAATGATATCCGAGAACTGGTGCCGTTCAATCATCTCCGCAACTCCCGCGCTGATGATGATATGGCTTATTGGGTCAATTCCGGCTTTGAAGCAGATGGTGAAAACGGTGCTTCCGGCACGGCATCCTTTAAGGCTGTGGGTGTCGAGGGAATGACCAAGAGTATGTCCCAGACCGTATATCCGTCCAACCGCAGCAATTATACGCTATCGGCGCAGATTGCTTCGGAGGACTTGGAGAAGCTATCCGATGATGCCCAGGTAGGCATTGAGGTGGTCATCGAATACGAGGACGGCACCACCGAGACTCGTTTCATCGACCTGTACTGATGGAGGTGCGATATGGCATATTTCTCGAAAACCACAGAAAAAATCACGCCGGAGAATTACTTTTCCAAGGTCAAATCCATAACGGTACGTATCTGCATCACCAACTGCTCCGGCACAATTTATGTAACAGACCTTCTGCTTCAGCCCGGTTCTGTTGCCACGGGATGGGTAGGTCATCCCTGCGAGATGAAGTGGGTGCTTGATGGCTAAACCCGTATTCATCCGACTGGCAGAGGTCATAAACAAAAAGCAGGAAAAGCGTGTCATGAGCGTTACGGTGAAACCTACCGTCACCAACTGCTCCGGCACGATCTGGTTTACTGACCTCATGCTGCAAGAGGGACCGGCACTGACGGGCTATGTGCCGCACACGGAGAGCCGACTGGTCAAAGGCGATAAAGTCTGGTTCAACGGTGTGGTTCGCTCTGCTGAAACGGTCATTATCTGCAACTTGGGCGAGACTTCCGGCGGCTTGGATATTCACATCTATCCCAAGTCGGATATGGCGGCCGGGTCGGTTTCACTGCACCAGGGTGTTGGTGGGCAACGGGTGGTTTTCCCCAACGCCCTCCATGCCGAAGATGATCTGGCACTCCTTGCTTCGGTGCGGGAATGCACCAGAAACGGCATCACCGAGCCGAAAGAGGGTTTTTATCAGTACAGTGCCGCCTGGGACTCCAAACACAGGGTCAACCTGGAAACCGGAAAGTCTGCAAGGGTGCTTTTTGAATTGCAGCAGATGACAGATGGAGGTGAAGCAATCTGATGGATAAACTTAAAGGCAAACGCATCATGGTCTGGACATTCATGGGTAACTCCCGTATGTACGAAGCCCTGCGTGATTACGGCGACCGCATCGATACCATCGGTCTGTTTTCCTTCAAAGTAGATGCCACGGGGATGATTACCGAGAGCGGTGTTGCTATCAGCAATATGCTGACCTATATCGACAAATGGCCCCACATCCGTTGGCTGCTCACCGTTGCCAACGACGGTGCTAACTCTATCTTCAAAGCCCTGCGTGATAACACAGACGGCGCACAGGACACTTTCTGCTCTGAACTCGTCCGCATCATGGAGAAATACCCGTGGTGCAGCGGTGTGGATATCGATCTGGAAAAAGGTGACGATTACTCCACCCACGAAGCATCCACCGCAATGTTCGCCCATATCTACAGCACTGTGAAAGCCTATGACCCCACCAAGGAAATGAATATCTGTCTGCCGGGCATGACTTCGGTCAACGGCTCGGTCGGTGGCGAGAACTGGTGCGTATATGGTGACCTCGACCAATATTGCGATACCGCATCCATCATGAGTTACGGTATGGCTTGGGCGGGTTCTGCTCCCGGTCCCGTCTCTCCTCGAAGTTGGCTTGAGGGTGTATATGATTATGCTGTGCAGGTGATGAATCCAGATAAGGTATTCCTCGGTATGCCCGCCTACGGGTGGAATTGGCAGATCTATGACACCCCAGAGAATCTGGGTAAGTATTACCGTGGAACTTCTCATACCTACTATGCCGCGAAATACTGGATGCAGGGTGTCTACAACTTTACCGATGATGCTCCTCCGCAGCCATTCATCCCCATCGTTTCCTATTGGGACGATTATGATATGGGCCCGTGGGCGCTCCCTCATGTGTATGACTACATGGAAGGCAGAGATGCCACAGCAAAAAACTATCCCCAGATGGCAGAGGTCTACAATCGCAGAAACTATCTGACCTCTTATGCCAAGCAGCAAAAGACAGATTTCGGAGAAATCCTTATCGACCACGATGCCGAGCCGGACAGCTACGGTGGCGTGGTTTCCGTATCCAAGACCCTTGTGACTCTGGGTGATGAAGGCACGGCGACCTATAAGTTCACCATTGATGAGGACGGCACCTACGATGTGGCAATCCGGCTGTGTTATCCGTTCTGGGATAAAAACAGCATCTATGCTTCTCTGGACGGCAGCACCGTTTACTTCTCCGAAAATCGGCTATGGTGGCCGTACTGGAGAACAACATTCTGGGCAACTCTCGCCAAAGGCGCAAACCTTACTGCCGGGGAGCATACGCTGAAAATCTCCGTAGGTGTGAACGGTGTACAGTTTTATGGTTTCCGTGTCTGCACCGACTTTTCTGAAGAACCCACTGCGGGTGATGCGGAATACACCCTTGCACCACGCAAATTCAAGGACATCAACGGCGATATGGTGGGACCGGCGACTGGCTTTAAGCTGACCCTTGAGATGCTGCGCCGAAAGCCGGACTCCGCACTGGTATGGTATGAGGACTTTCGTGATGAGCAGAAGATCCCGGAAAGCTACTGGACAACGCTCTCCGGCGAGTGGGATGTGTGGCAAGACCCCAACAGCGATGCCAACCGCCCATACTCGCAGCTTGAGGGCTACGGTCAGCTTGCCTGGAACTATAATGGCTTTTCTGACATCCATCTCCGTGCGCAGATCATCATCCCACCGGATGGTGGTGGCAAGTCCGGCATCTTCCTCGGTTCGCTGTTTCTGTGCATCAATTACGATACGCAGCGGTTGGAACTCTATGAAGGGTCAACCCTCAAAGGCAGCTACTCGGCATCCTATGTAAAGACCGCTGATGCTGACCTACGCTCCAACCCAAGTGTTTATACCATTGAGATGCGCAAGCGTGGAAATACGGTGAGGGTTTATTCGTCCACCTCGTACACGCTTCGTTTTACGGCTACGGTCAGCAGTAGCAGCGGGTATGCGGGCATCCGCTCGGATAAGCCTGTCAACTGTCAACTGCTCCGTCTGGGGGATGCCTGGACATACGAGCCGTATGAGCGTTTTGATGTCATTATGCCGGATGGCACTGAAACTTCCTACGGCAGAATTGAACGCTCGAACTGCACCTGGGATGAAGAGTTCCAGGTTTTCACGCTTACCAGTGATGTGGAAGAATCGTCCACCAGAAGCGAAAGCATCTCTCTGGACTATGAATTTTACCATTCCCACATCATGCCGCTTGAGTGCGGTAATGACTATACGGCAAAAATAATCCCCAGGGACATCAACATCTGGATATCCAGACTGTTCCTTGGGGACTCGGATGGCTTTTCCATTCTGTATTACCAGGATGTGGACAGCCTCATCTATTGGGCAAACCAGGCGGCATACCGATGGAAACTGCGAGGGATGTGTATGTGGTCCCTCGGACAAGAGGATATGCGCGTATGGGAGTGGCTGCCCAAACAAACTGAATAAGGCATATAGGGCTTCTGCTTTCGTGGCAGAGGCCCTTTTGCATATCAAAAAATTCTTATAGGAGGACAACGCTATGAAACAAATCTGGACTGGCATTCAGTTGGCTTTCACCGCTTTCGGCGGCTTCCTTGGATGGTTCCTGGGCGGTGTGGACGGCTTTCTGTATGCGTTGATCGCCTTTACGGTGATCGACTACATCACCGGCGTCATGTGCGCCATCACTGACAAGAACCTCTCCAGTTCCATTGGCTTCAAAGGCATCTGCCGCAAGGTACTGATTTTCACTCTTGTGGGCATTGGCAACATTGTGGATGTCTATGTCCTCGGCCAGGGTGGAGTGCTGCGAACCGCAGTCATTTTCTTCTACCTGTCCAATGAGGGTGTCAGCATTCTGGAGAACTCTGCCCATCTGGGACTGCCTATCCCTGAAAAGCTGAAGGAAGTCCTGGAGCAGCTTCACGAGCGAGGAGGTGACGATGATGAATCTGCATAAGCTGATTCTTACAGAAAACGCTTGCTATAAGGCAGGCAGAACCATCACCGTCAAGGGCATTATGGTTCATTCCACCGGGGCGAACAACCCCAATCTGAAACGCTATGTGGGTCCCAATGACGGTCTGCTCGGTGAAAACCAGTACGGCAATCACTGGAACACCTATCACCCTGGCGGCAGAGAAGTCTGCGTCCACGCTTTCATCGGCAAACTGGCCGACGGCACTATCGCCACTTACCAATGTTTGCCTTGGAATCATCGTGGATGGCACGCCGGAGGCAGCGCCAACAACACCCATATCGGCTTTGAAATCTGCGAGGACGGTCTTACGGACTACACCTATTTCCAGAAGGTGTACCGTGAGGCCATCGAACTTTGTGCCTACCTTTGCAAAGAATATGGTCTGACCGAGCAGAACATCATCTGCCACTCCGAGGGCTACAAGCAGGGCATCGCATCCAACCACGGTGATGTGATGCACTGGTTCCCAAAGCATGGCAAGAGCATGGATACCTTCCGTGCCGAGGTCAAGGCTCTGCTTGCCACAGATACCAACGAGGATGCAGAGAACACTTCCGAGCCTGTGGTGACCTATCCTGAAAAGCTGACTTCCGGCTATTACCGTGTGCGTAAAGCCTGGAAGGACAGCAAGTCCCAGGTGGGTGCTTACCGCGTCCTTGCCAATGCAAAGGCGGCTGCGGACAAGAACCCCGGCACCTATGTGTTCACCAATGATGGTGTGGCCATCTATCCTGTGGAGGGTGCAACCGAATCCGGCACTGGCGACTACCGCATCCATACGGTGGTTAAGGGTGATACCCTCTGGGATATTGCCGCCCTGTATCTGGGCAAAGGCAGCCGATACCCCGAAATCAAGACCCTCAATGGTCTGAAGTCCAATGTCATCTACAGCGGTTGGAAGCTGAAGATCCCTAACTAACCACGAAGCCCATCGAGCCATAGCGGTTCGGTGGGCTTTATTTTTTTGCTCAAAAATCCGTGTTGTTTTTCGGCCAAACGGCAAATTCACCTCCAGTGGGTAGTGAGGAAACCCCTCGGATTGGAGGAACCCGCTATGACGGATTTGCAGAAAGAACAAATCAAAACCTTGCGTTTACAGGGCATCGGTTATGTAAAAATCGGTGAAATGCTCGGTATTTCAGATAATACAGTACGCTCATTCTGCCGCCGCAACGGTCTGGGTGATGCGGCAAAGAACACGGTTGCCTGCAAGCACTGCGGAAAGCTGATAAAAATCATCCCCAAGCAGAAACCTCGGAAGTTCTGTTCGGATGCCTGCCGGACTGCCTGGTGGAACAGCCACCCAGACTGCGTGGATCGGAAAGCTGTTTATGCCTACACCTGCGCCCACTGCGGTAAGCCTTTCACCGCATACGGGAATAAAGAGCGTAAATATTGCAGTCACAACTGCTACATTTCTGACCGCTTCGGAGAGGAGCGTGAAGCCCGTGACTGATGATTACCGTGCCAGACTGGAACGCTACCTGGCATCTATGATCCAGGCAAAAAGGATGCTGTCGATGGGGATTTTAACCCCAGAGGATTACGCCATAATTGATACAATGCAGGGCGAGAAATTTGGAATATCTTTGTGTAGTTTATATCGCGGGATTGACTTGATATATAGTGGTTTCAGAGGTAATATGTCACACTACGAGGAGGTGACAAAATGCCAAGAGCAATAACCATTGTACCAAAACCACCGAAACTGGAGCAGAAAAAGCGAGTTGCAGCCTACGCTCGTGTATCGAGCGGCAAGGATGCCATGCTCCACTCGCTGTCCGCACAGGTCAGCTACTACAGCGACCTCATCCAGAATCACGATGACTGGCTCTATGTCGGCGTGTACGCTGATGAAGCCAAGACCGGCACAAAGGAATCCAGAGCAGATTTTCAGAGGCTTATCGCTGACTGCCGTGCCGGAAAAATCGATATGGTGATTACAAAGTCCATCTCCCGCTTTGCACGAAACACGGTCACGCTGCTACAGACCGTCCGTGACTTCAAAGCCTGGGGGGTGGACATTTTCTTTGAGGAGCAGAATATCCACACTATGAGCGGTGATGGTGAACTGATGATGACCATCCTGGCATCCTATGCACAGGAAGAAAGCCGATCCGCCAGTGAGAACCAGAAATGGCGCATCAAGCGGAACTTCGAGGAAGGGATGCCCTGGAACGGGGCTATGCTCGGATACCGACTGAAAAACGGTCGGTACGAGATTATCCCAGAGGAAGCAGACCTTGTCCGCCGCATTTATGACGAGTACCTTTCCGGCGATGGCTACCTTACCATTGCCAAGAGACTGAATGAGGACGGCATCCCGTCACGCTTCGGAAAGCAATGGGGTCAGTCCGTAATTTCAAAGATACTCAGCAACTACACTTATACGGGGAATCTGATTTTACAGAAAACCTTCCGTGAGAACCACATCACCAAGAAAACCATCATCAATAACGGTGAACTGCCCAAGTACCACGCAGAGGATGCCCACGATGCCATCATCGACATGGAGACCTTCCAAGCGGTGCAGGCAGAGAAAACCCGACGGGCGGCTCGGTTCTTGAAGAAGCCTGCGCCCAAGAAAGCGTACCCTTTCACAAGCCTCCTGGTCTGTGACGGCTGCGGAAAGAACTATCGGCGCAAGGTCACGAAAACGGGTCCCGTCTGGGTTTGCGGTACATTCAATTCGAGGGGCAAAGCTGCCTGTGCTTCCAAGCAGATCCCCGAAGAAACCTTGCAGGCAGCGACCGCAGAAGTGCTTGGGCAGGTGGATTTTTCAGAGGAATTACTCCGCAGGCTCATAAAGAGCATCCTGGTCTGCAACGGGAATGTGCTGATTTTCCGCTTCTTTGACGGCTCGGAGGTCACTCGGATATGGAAAGACCGCTCACGCCGACAAAGTTGGACGGACGAGATGAAAGCAACAGCCCGTCAAAAAGCCTTGGAAAGGAGGAACCAGAATGCCTAAAGTTACAATGATACCTGCTACCATAAACCCACTGACGCATCTGCCTTCGGTGGCAGCACGGAAAAGACGTGTCGCCGGATACGCCCGTGTTTCCACAGACAGCGATGAACAGTTCACCAGTTATGAAGCCCAGGTTGACTACTACACCAAATTCATACAGTCCAAGCCAGAATGGGAGTTCGTAAAAGTCTATACGGACGAGGGCATTTCCGGCACTAACACCAAGCGCCGTGAGGGGTTCAAAGAAATGATCACGGATGCCCTGGACGGCAAAATTGACCTCATCGTTACCAAGTCGGTCAGCCGATTTGCGAGAAACACGGTTGACAGCCTGGTCACCATCCGAAAGCTGAAAGAGAACGGCGTGGAATGCTACTTTGAAAAAGAGGGTATCTACACCTTTGACGGCAAGGGTGAACTGCTCATCACCATTATGTCCTCTCTGGCGCAGGAAGAAAGCCGCAGCATTTCCGAAAACATCACCTGGGGACAGCGCAAGAGCTTCTCCGATGGCAAAGTGCATCTGCCGTACAAACGCTTCCTCGGTTATGAAAAGGGCGAGGACGGACGACCTGCGGTTGTCGAAAGTGAAGCCAGGGTTGTGAAGCTGATTTACGGCCTTTTCCTTGAGGGCAAGACCCAGGCAGGCATTTGCAAGTACCTGGAAGAGTTGGGCATCCCATCACCGGGCGGTAAAGCAAAATGGAGCAAGACTACGGTCACCAGTATCCTTCAGAACGAAAAATACAAGGGTGATGCGCTGCTCCAGAAGAAGTTCACAGTGGATTTTCTGGAAAAGAAAATGAAGCCCAACGAGGGCGAAGTCCCACAGTATTATGTGACGGGCAGCCACCCCGCCATCATTGAGCCGGACGAATGGGAGCAAGTGCAGGCAGAGTTTGCCAGACGAAAGACCCTGGGGAAAGCCTACAGCGGCAAAAGCGTTCTTTCTGCCAAACTGGTATGCGAGGACTGCGGCGCCTTCTTTGGCCCCAAGGTCTGGCACTCCACCGACCAGTACCGCCGTACCATCTGGCAATGCAACGGCAAATTCGCAAGTGAGGAACACTGCCACACCCCTGCATTGGACACAGAAACCATACAGCGGCTTTTCATCAAAGCCTACAATCTGATGATGCAGGATCGAGTACAGATTATAAAGGAAATCGAAGCGTGGCGGCAGAAGCTGATGGACTTCGGAACACTGGATGCCGACATTGAACGGCAACTTGAGGAGACCCAGGTGGTTGCCGAACTGGTCAAGGCGGCAGTCAAGGAAAACGCATCCACGGCACAGTCCCAGGAAGCCTACCTCAAAAAGTACGAAGCCCTCACCGAACGGTACGAGAAAGCGGCTGCGGAACTGGAAAGGTTGCAGAGCCTACGCACCTCCCGCAGTCAGCAGGACAAAAAGATGGCGCTTTATATCCGCACCCTCAAGAAACAGCCGGAGGTGATGCACGACTGGAACGACACCATCTGGACGGTGATGATTGAAAGGGCCATCGTCCACAGGAACGGCGAAGTCACCTTTGCATTTGCCAACGGCACAGAAATCAAGGTCGGAGCGTAATCGCACCGAAACGGGTAAGACCGCAAGACCACACACCTTTTTGGGTGAACGGGTTTTGCGGTCTTTCTTTGCGGTCTTGGGGAATAATTAAAAAATGCACACCCTTTGAACCTTTACACGAAAGGTCGGTGGGGTGTGCATTTCGTATCAGAATAGGTCACTACTTTCAAAGAAAAATCCCCCTCCGTATTTTTTACGAAAGGAGATTGCTCATTTCTATTTTTTCTTTTATTTCTGCCAGCTCATCGTATATGCTACTTCCGCTGTGTTTTCATCAATGGCCTCATCCGTTATCGAAAAGCCTTCTCTATAGTAGAACTGAACCGCTCGCATATTTTTCTGATATACCTCCAAGGTCAGCTTTTCCTTCTGACTCTTCGCATATGTAATCAGCTGCCTTCCGATTCCCTTTGCCTGCATCGGCTCTTTAACAAATAGCCCTGCGATATAATTCTCCATTAAGCCAATGAATCCATATATCTCTTTCGTAGCATCATCCTCGTAGACAAATACCTCTGCTTTCGGTAAACCGGATTTTACCATTTCATAATTGCTTAGCCAGTATTCCTCCGGGATAAAAGAATGTGCTTTTGTATTTGTTTCAAGCCATATCTGCATAATGGCAGTTAAATCTTTTTCTGTTTGTTTTCTTATCATTGCATTACCTCTATAAACCGGAATTTTTGTATACGTTATTCTTCTAATATTTTTGTAGGGTTCGCATCCGTTACAAATATCATACTATCATAAAGCTCCGCAGGAGGTTGAAACATTCGATAACTTGGAGGAAGAAGTCGCATAATGATTGAGTAGCTTTCTCCAAGTGTTCCCATATAGGTGTATTCAGAAGCCTGCCTACCCAGTTCAGAATTTTCCGGGACTTTAGTAAAATCCAACCAACAAATATCAAATCCCGCCAGTTTTGCCGCCTTTGCTAAAGGGTCATGGGAATAAAACACCTGAATTGTACGCTTTTCAGGCGAACGGGTCGGCATATTGCAATGGGTTTTATAAAAATCGGTACCAATGACATAGTAACCGTTTGCTGCGTCCTTGGAAAGAAGTTTACCCATCGAGTCAAAACTGCCCCATTTTGCGACATGGCTGTTGTGACCTGTCACAAAGATTTTTTCATGCCCATTTCGCTGCTCCTGCTGTAAAATCCACTGTACATTTTCTGCCATAAATTGATCTCTTAATGTAGCACCATCATCATTTGTCAGAGTTTGAAGCTCGGAATGCTGCATTAAAATATCTACAAAGTGAATTGCATTTTCCGAACCGTTCTTGCTTTCCAATTCTTTCTTCACTTGTGTAAGGGTTTCAATTCGAGTAAATAAATCGCATTCACTGCTCCAGTTTTCGCCTTCCACAAGTTTCTGCAAGTTTGTTGTGTCCACTTCCAGTTCTTTGCAGGATTCTTTCAAAAACCTCATGCTGTAAGAAATCCTCTGCATATCAAAACCGTAAAAGCGAAGGTCTTCGCCTTCCAATGCACTTTCATTGTACTGACGCATATAAGAGATGATTTCTGCCATCTCTTCCGTTCTATAAATGGAAAATCCAATCGCTGCGGCTGCTTCCTGTGCTGTCCCCTCACCGCCGTGTATATATCGGTTTACCTGCTCGCATCCGCCGTAGTCACCTTCAAGAGCAAACGCCCTAACACCATTCTTTTTTACCAGCTGCTTGAACACTTCCAGCTTCAACTGCTGAAATTCTGCATTTCCGTGAGTAGCTTCTCCCAATGCAATTATTTTTGCACTTTCAGGCACGGTTATATTTTCCACGGGTTCAGCATAAGCTAAAAACTCTTCTGGATTCACATTTTCTCCTGTGCCAAAACCTCCAAAACGCATAAATACAAGTGCCGCTAAAGCCATAACACCTAATAATCCAAAAACGATATATCTTATCTTAAATCTTCTTGTCTTTTTATTCTTCATATCTGATAGCCCTTTATAATGAATCAGTTGTCTTACATCCGTTTTCCACGCTTATTGTACTTCACGTAATAGTTCTTCTGCCGTAGTGTTGAACAATTTTGCAAGTGTAAGCAGATTGGAAGTACTTGGGTCAGATGCTCCTGTTTCCCTTAATTAAAGATATTGTTGGGTAAAAAAGAAAGGTCAGTCGATTTTGCCGATGAAGCGGTAGTAGATTTCTACTTCCTGCTCACGGCTTCCGTCCTCGCCCTTGACAGCTTCGTGGACGGTTATTTTTTCAATTAGAGTGTTCAGAAGTTCGGCGGTCAGCTCCACAGGGTTGACATACTGTTTCATCAGGGCAATCCACTTTTCAGCATCCGCTGCGGTCTGTACGGCGGCTTCCATCGTTTCGTGAAGCTGTCTTATTTTTGTTTCAAGCTCCTTTTGCTCGTTCTGGTACTTCTCGGACAGCATATTGAAGTTATACTCGGTTATGCGTCCGGCAGACCAGTCCTCATACATTTTAGCAAACAGCCCGTCAACCTCGGCTTTACGCTTCTCTGCCTTTTTCAGCTCCGCAGCCTGCTTTTTCTTCGCAGAGTTTCTTTCCCTGTCGCTGGCATTGAGCAGGCGTTTCAGCAGCTTGTCCTCGTCTTTCTGTGCCAGCATAGACCAGTATTGCAGTCTTGCAAGCACATAGGCATACAGTACATCATAGCGGATATAGTGCATGGAACACTGGCGTAATCCCTGTCCGTTCTTGCTGCAATGGTAGTACCCGTATGGGTTCTTATTCTGCTTGTTTTCCCCATAGGCTAAAGACCATCCGCAGACAGTCTGTGTGTCAGTGCTTCTATAAAACCCGATGAAAAGGGAAAACCGCAGAGCGGATTTCTCTTTGCGGCGGGTACACAGGGGATAGCCGCTTTAGCGGCGCAAGGGGGTGTAGCCACCTTGTCGGAGCGAAGCGAACGCAGACCTCGGATTGCTGATTTTATCAGCGGCAGAGGTAAGCTCCGCAGGACGCACGATACATGGTCTTTAGACTATGTATAGAAGTGCGCCCTTAGTTCCTAAGGGATTTTGCCGTTTCCGGCAGTCTTGTCCTTTTTCTTGGAACGCTTGGAAAGATACTTCGGGCAGTCAACCACAACCGCCCGGAAGCTCTGTTTACATTCGTGCTGGCATTTCCGGCACAGTTCGTTGTAAGTGATACGGCTGCGGTCATTTAAGAAGAAAGACCATTCCAACCGCCGCTTGTTGCTCATTCTTGCCATAACCGGCTCCTTTCTCCGTTTCTATCTGATGTACGCAGATAGGCTGTTTTGGTGTAGCGTTTCGGTATCATTTTTAAGGTTTTTTCCCTCTGTATGCCCCTTTGGAAAGTGCGGCAGTATTGCAGTCAGGGGATAATACCTCACGCTTATTTGTCGCTTCTCAGTACGGTTTCGGAGCCTTTTGCCATCCATTCAAAGAAAGCAATTTTGCTGACATTGATAAGCCTGCCCCTGCGGAACGCCGGAAAGCTGGGTGTGTGTACCAGCTCATAGGCGCTCGCTCTTGAAATTCCCATAATCCGCTGAATGTCCGCCACATCCAGAACCAGCGGTAAATCCTCGTAGCTGTTCAATCTCTTTTTATCGTTCATTCTGTTCCTCCCATAAATCAAATAGGTTAAAATGCTTCCTGTTGCCGTTCTCCCCC